AGCAGCCCGTCAATCGTGAGTTGGGGAAACAGCAGCCCGTCAATCGAGAGTAGGGAAAACAGCAGCCCGTCAATCGTGAGTTGGGGAAACAGCAGCCCGTCAATCGTGAGTTGGGAAAACAGCATTATTCGGGCCGTTGAATTAAATGTTAATGCCAAAATAGAGCTATTTGGTTTTTCAATTCTTCTCAAACCCAAAGGATTAAAATTCTCCATTAAAAAGAAATCAAAAACAGTACTTATCAGAGAAATTGTCCCGCAAGATTTTTGGGATAGACACGGCATAGAGAAAACAAAATCTGTTATCGTTTATAAAAGAGTAAGCAAAGATTTTAAAACTCAGGAAGGAACGCCGAACGAAACTTTGTGGACCATTGGGATCACCGTCACGCATCCCGCATGGGCTCCCAAAGAGCAAGAATGCGGAGCCGGTAAATTTCACGCTTGTGGCAGACCTTATTTTGCTGATGAATTCAGAAGCACCCCGGGTGATAAATATATAGCGATTGAAGTATTGCGAAAAGAAACGTATGAATGGCCGGAAAAACAGAGTTATCCACACAAGATTGCTTTTCGTGAAGGTAAAGTCCTTTATGAATGCGATAGGAACGGGAAAGAAAAGATAGCGGCGGGACAATGATATGGACAATTCCGATATCCTAAAATTTGTAGTAGTTGATTTATTTTCTGGTGCCGGTGGAGTAACAACCGGCATTGAGCAAGCTGAAGTAAATGGAATAAAGATAGCGACTGTTTGTTGCGCCATTAATCATGATGATTTAGCAATTGAAAGTCATTGGCGCAACCATCCGCATGTAAAACACTTCGTCGAGGATATCCGCACCTTCAATGTTAAGAAACTTCCCAAAATAAATTTGCTGGATCCTAACCTTAGAAAATTCCTTTGGGCAAGTCTAGAGTGTACTAACCATTCTAATGCCAAAGGCGGACTTTCCCGCGATGCAGATAGCCGCGCACTTGCCGAACATATGCCAATTTATCTTATCGAATGGAATCCGGATTATTTCGGAGTCGAAAATGTACGGGAGTTTAAGGAATGGGGACCACTCATCCAGAAGGTCGACGTTAAAAACAAACCAATGTTAGATAAGCACAATAAACCGATGATGATTCCGGATAAAACTAAGAAGGGAATTTATTTCAATAAGTGGTTGAAAGATATTTGTAATCTTGGATACCATTACGAGATAAAGATCCTTAACGCTGCAGACTTTGGCGCGCATACTTCAAGGAAAAGATTATTTATTCTTTTCGCTAAAGAAGGGCTTCCTATTTGTTGGCCAAAACCCACACATGATAAATCAGGGGCAAGTGGATTGCCAAAACGGAAACCGGTAAAAGAATGCCTGGACTTTACGGATAAGGGTGAAAATATATTTGGCAGGAAAATAAACCTTTGTGAAAATACTTATAAGCGTATTTATGCAGGACTTGTAAAATATATAGCCCACGGCGATGAAGCATTCCTTGAGCAATACAATGGATGGGGAAAGGATAACCGCATTATAAGCATGGACGAACCCGCCAATACTATTACTACAATGAATAGATTTGGATTAATACAGCCTGAATTTATTCAACAAAGAAATTCAGGAGATCCAAAATCAAAGATTTGCAGTATTGAAGATCCCGCGCGAACATTAACCGCAACCGGAGGAAATTTAGAAATTGTTCAAACAGAAGCTTTTATTCAAAAGTATATGGGTAATAATCAGCACACTAAAATAAATCAAGGTAAAAGTATTGATGAACCAAGCTCAGTTATAACCACTCAAGTAAGAATGAGTTTAGTACAAACTGAATTCTTAACTAAATATCATGGTCATGGGGAAAACTTACTTAGCGTAGAAGAACCCAGCAGCACATTGAGTACAAAAGACAGGCTTGGATTGGTAACAGCTGAACATTTTATTGATATGCAGCACGGTAGCGGCAAGCAAAATGAATCAGTTAACGAACCAATTGGAGCGATTCTTCCAGTTGTTAAAAAGAATCTTGTTACAGTTGAAAGATTTATCGATCAACAATTTGGAGAGAGTGAACCAAAATCAATTGAAGAGCCCTGCAATACACTTACTGCAAATCCCAAATATAATCTTGTTACGGCTTCATTTTTATCCAATCCACAATATGAAAGCAAAGGCGGGAATGTCGATGATCCTTGCTTCACGTTGATAGGTAAAATGGATAAGCGGCCACCTTCATTAGTTCAAGCCTATATCATGGATACACAATATGACAACATCGGCACAAGCATTGAAGACCCAGCCCCCACGCTTTTAAGCTCAAGAAGATACCCGTATTTAATCCAAACGGAATCCGGACATTATGCGGTTAAGGTCGAAGAGTCCGATACCGAATACATGCAGAAGATAAAATTATTCATGGCTGTTTATGGGATTATTGCAATCTATATGCGGATGCTTAGAATTCCCGAACTGAAAAGAATAACCGGTTTTTCAGAGAATTACATTCTCGAGGGGACGCAAGCCGACCAGAAGAAGTTTATCGGTAACGCGGTCCCACCCGCGGTTATTAAGGCGATGTTTGAAGCGTTATCCACGGTTGACATAACCGATAGTAAAGTGAGGGTTGCGGTATGACGGGACTTGGAATGAGAAAAGAAATTGCAGACAGGGGATTTATTGATGTGAGTTATGAATATGCATCAACCTTTAAAGGCAACTTTAAGAGATTTCTTAAAAGACATTCAATGAAGATAGTTAACGATTATAAAACCTTTTGTATGTATCGAGTTTCATTAATAAGATAAACTTATGATAATAGATTTATTTCGAAACCAAATATTACATGGCAATGCAAAAGAAATGCTTTCAGAACTTCCCGCAGAAAGCATGCACTGTATGGTGACTTCGCCACCCTATTACGGTGTCCGGGACTATAAGACGGAACCGCAAATCTGGATAAATGAGAACTTGGATTGTCAACATGAATTTATAACTAAAAGCAAGCAAAGTGAAATCCGAACCGGTAAGGGACTGAAGGACTATAGCAAAGATTTAAAAGGAGGCGGCAAGAAACAGGGGGAAGTTCCGACGATAAACGTTACTCAAGGATTCTGCAGCATTTGTAGTGCTTGGAAAGGCCAGCTTGGACTTGAGCCAACGCCGGCATTGTACGTCCAACATCTTGTAAGCATTTTTCGCGAAGCCAAAAGAGTGCTGAGAAAAGACGGCACACTATGGTTAAATCTTGGTGATAGCTTTTGGGGTTCCGGAAATGGTAGTGGGGGGGGCGAAGTTATGAAGCGACCTAAAAGAAATGCTGAAAACTTTGGGACCAACGGCCACACTCAATGCAAACATCCAATATTCAAACCAAAAGATCTTATTGGTATTCCCTGGCGAGTAGCAATTGCGCTGCAGGAAGACGGCTGGTATTTACGTAGCGATATAATATGGAGTAAAAAGAATCCCATGCCGGAGAGCGTTACTGACCGCACAAGCAAGGCGCATGAGTATATGTTCTTGCTTACTAAAAGTCCAAAATATTACTATGATTATGATGCCATAAGAGAAGACCCGGTTACTATTGGAGATCAGATATTTGCCGGCCGCAATAAAAGATCAGTTTGGCATATTTCAACAACACCATATTCAGAAGCCCACTTTGCAACATTTCCCGAAGAATTGATTGAGCCGTGTATACTTGCCGGTACTTCCGAGCATGGAGTTTGTGCCGATTGTGGAAAGCCTTATGAAAGAATTGTTGAAGGGCAAAAAATGAGAACTGTATATCATAAAAATCCTGACAAACAATATAAAAGTAGGGGCTCTGAATATGATATAACCCCAAGAGCAAACAGTTTAACAAAATACGATACAGCAAATTCCACTGCCGGCAGGTTGGCAACCTGCCGGCAAGGTGCCCGCGCCTATAATGCAAAATATCACACTGATGAAGAGGGATTATTCCTCAATGCAAGTGAAAGATCGATTACTATTCAAGACGAGCGGGAAGAAAGTAGAAATGAAGCTGAAAAATTATTTCCGAATGATAGAGAATTACAGCTGCTATATATCAACTATGTCCATGAACATGGGCGATTAAGACAGCGTATCACTATTGGATGGAAGAAAACATGTAAATGTAAAACAGACGAGGTTCGCCCGGCGATAGTTCTGGATCCATTCTTTGGAGCGGGAACCACGGGATTAGTTGCGCGAAAAGGTAATCGTGATTTTGTTGGAATTGAATTATCTGAAAAATACATTGAATTAACCAACAAGCGATTAGACGTACATATTGAAAAGAAATTACTATGACGCTGGAATATCCAATAATTTGTTGGTGGAGTGGAGGGGTGACCTCGGCCATCGCATGTAAAAAGTCCATCGAATTATTTGGACTTAACAATTGTCGAATTGTCTTTATTGATGTTAAAAATGAAGATGAGGACACATATAGATTTAAAAATGATTGTGAAATGTTTTACAACAAACCGATTGAATCTATTTCAAACGAAGACTATGAGGATATTAAAAAGGTATGGTATAAGTTTTTATCACTAAATGTTGCTCATGGGGCGATCTGTTCATCTGAGTTAAAGCGCATAGTGAGAGTAAGATTCCAAAAAACAAATCCTTATTCATATCAGACGTTCGGATTTCATATTAATGAATCAAAACGTGCTTTTTCTTTAGCTCTTAATTATTCCGATTCAAAGCCCATCTTTCCGAATCTTCTTTTCGGGTTATCTAAGCTTGACTGTGTCGATATTCTTCAAAAATGTGGAATAGAAATACCAAGAGTTTACAAATGGGGGTTTAGTAATAATAATTGTTTCAAAACCGGATGCGTTCAGGGCGGAATAGGTTATTGGCAAAAAATGCAAAAAGAATTTTATGATAAATTTTATGATATGGCGATGGTTGAACATGATTTAACAAATCTTGCCGGTAAACCTGTTACGATTCTTAAAGATCAAAGCAAAGGCGGGGGATTGGTATTTCTATTGCCGCATCCTCAGTATCCTCACATCAAAGATATATCTATGATGAAAGGAAGAATGCCCGAGCCGCTTGTTGAATGCAATGGTTTTTGTGGAACCTATGATTTAATAAATTAAAGATGTTGGATGTCAAAACGAAGATTCAAAATTGTAAACGATAAGCTGATTGTTCAAGAAGCAGCCAACCCTTTAACGGACGCTATTATAACCTATTTGAATCTTCAGGGACATTTTGTTTGGAGGCAAAATAATACAGGAATTTGGGATCCGATAAAGAAAATATTCAGGAAAAATGCCAAACAGAAGAAAGGCATCCCAGATATTTGCGGATTTACCAAGAATGGCTATGGACTTTATGTTGAAGTAAAAACCACAGATAAATTAAGCCCGGAACAACAAGTTTTTGGGGAAGAAGCAACCAAGCGCGGAGCAGTTTGGATAGTTGCGCGAACTTTAGAAGATGTGACGAGTTGCTCAATATGATGATCAATATCGATAGGACGTCCGGAATGACGGGATATGCCAGACCTGCAGGATGGGGCACGGGAAGAGACAGTATAATGATGAGATCATTTGCTGATTGCATGGGGTTTAATTGGCCAAAAGAAATTGCAATGATGGTTGATGGCGAGTTCATAACCTTTAAACAAATTCTTGATAAACGGAAAAAGGAACAAAAGGATCACTTAGAATATACATTAAACAAAAACTATCCCGAATTAAAACCCTGCATCATATGGGTTTTTGAAAATAGGAGTTGGTTATTCGGCGGTTGGTGGCTCTATGTAAGAACTTTAAAAGAAGATTTCCCAATTGGGTTTAGAAGTCAAAATAAAGAATTCAAAGTGAAAATAATGCAATTGTTTCCTTGTGGTATTATCCCTTTAAAAGAATGTTTTGAAGTTTGGGCTGAAAACTTTGCCAGGCAATATCCCCATAAACCAAAGAATAGGAAGAAACAGGGTTTGATTTATGCATGGGCAATAGTCGAAGGAAGAGAATTACGCAGAGTTGGAAAAACTCCTGAAGAGCTAAAGGATGACGATGGAATTAAATAAAATCAGAAGACCGAGGTAATTATGACTGCAATATTTAGTAAAGCAGAAAAAGACGGGATCATCGATAATTTGACTAAAGATCTAAAGGCGCTAAAAAAGAATAAGAAAAATTTAATTACTTGGCATCACTTCCTTGAAGTTAGTTCGATACCGACCGCAGGCTATGGTATGCCTGCTGGATTAAAACACACCGGCGCCCAAACCTATATTATCCGTATTAATGGCGGAGACCGAAAGCAGGAAAGAGAATTTATTAATAGCGGGAAGTAAAGATGGAAAGATTAACCGTTAAAGAATTTGCAAAGCGCTATAAATGTGGTTCTCATTTAGTGCATGAGGTAACTTATAGCGGAAAACTGAATTATGAAATATCCAAATTTACGGGAAAGACACAAGGCGGTTTGAGATGGAAGAAATATATAATTATTGATGAAAAGGTTGATTCATTTTTGTTGGACCGTAAAAACAAAAAAAGGAAGAAAAACAAAAAGCGGGATAGTTTACCTTTTTGGGGACGCTTTTAATAATTAATATTTATCAACAGCAATAAATAATTGGAGGACTCATGAAGATGCCTGTTCAATTAATCTTTGGAACTTATTCCGAAAGAAGGAGCGAAAATGATCATCGGCGATAACAACATAAATATTTTTGATGAAGAGAATGAATCAATACTTGGCGATCTTGCCGCCAAGTATTTTGTTCTCAAAAAGAAATTTGCAGACGGCACTATGGAAATCAATGTTGATGGAAAGATTATCAACGGGCCGCCGCACGATACAAATTATATGAGAGCTTTTGAACAGCAGTATAAAGTTGAGTTTGAAGACCTTGAAGCATGGCTTGAAGTTAAAGATTATTTTGATAACGAATGGAATAACCATATTCATAATAATATGTTAGATGACTTTAGAAAAGGTGCACGGGAAATAAAACAGCCGAAGTAAAGTAATTTGCATAATTCACACCAAAAAAGAACTACCAAAAACTTATTATTCACACCGTAAAAATATTAACATAACATAGAAAAGGTTAATCATGTTTGCAACGATAGACCGCAGAGATCCTGATTTTATACAAAAACAAGTATTTGAAGAAATGAATAAGTCGGTTTTTACTCAAGGGGCGACAAAAGATCCGCAGCAAGAAGTTGAAGAACTACTTGAAAGTGATGATTATTTCCAGGATCAGCTAAACAAACAGGGGAAATCAGGGACAATTAATGTTGATCTTGCCCGCGAAGTCATTGCGGTACTTAATGATGCAGACGGACAACTCTATAGTGTTAATCAAAACAATAAATATATTGATTGGGAAATGATTGATATTCCTTATCGTATTTTGAGACGCGCCGGGGCAACCGAAGCTGGCAGACTTATCAAGAATAAACGACGGCTGGACCTTGCGCAATATGCCAGAATCCCAAGAAAAGATGAAGTACAGCGCGGAGTTGTTTTTGAATTTACAAATCCTGAATACCAACCGAGTAAAGAAGAGCGCGCAAAGCTAAGAGAATGGGAGCGCCAACTTACAACGAACTTCTTTTTTGCTGCAAACGACACCTATCCTAACCTGGCCAGATTTATTGGTAATGCTTATGAAGATTGGTTTGATCTTGATGATTTTACTTTTAGAATAACTAGGGACGGTTTAGACAGACCAATAGCCATACAGCTGGATGATCCAATAATCTGGAAGCCGGTAATAAAAAAACGTCGAGCGCCTATTATTTACAATAAAGGAATTGATCCGCTGCAGGCATACATAGAAGATTATGAAACAATGCTCACCGGCAAGTTAAAAATGGCGGAAGATGATGAACCGGATTATTTATTGGTTTATAACGAGAGAAGATATGCGGCAGCCACACGAGAAGTAATTAGGAAACATCATTTCTTTACACGTTCTGATTTTAGACTTGCCCAGCGCGGATATTCGGTAGTTGAACAGGGGATAAACATTGTTACCTATATTTTAAATGCCTTGAAGATGAATGCTTCCAATTTTACAGAGAATAGAATGCCTCAGGGTTTTGCTGCATTTACCGGCGGCGGCATTGGCGGAATGCAGCTCGAGAAGCTGAAGAAAGTGCTATATGCACACATGACCGGCGCCGGTAATGCTAATCGGTTCCCAATGGTCTCGCTGAAAGGAGAGAAAGGAGACGCTAAATGGGTAAACATCCGAAACAATTCACGGGAAATGGAATATCATCTATGGATGACATTACTTTTTTCTATCTGGTGTCAGCTCTCCGGGACAGACCCTCGGGAAATTAGTTTGGGTGCCCACAGTGATGCAGTAAAAAGTTCTTCTTTAACATCAGAAAATACTGATGGAATAATTAAAGAATCTAAAGACATTGGAGCTAAAACATTTCTCACCCACTTCGAAGATGCACTTAACACCCCAGGAAAAGCCGGGCAAAATATATTCCAAGAATATACGGGACTTGATATCAGGATTAAGTTCACAGGGTTCCAGATACTTGACAAAAAGTTGAAATATGACATTCGGGAAAAATCTCTAAAAACTGACACTTCCATAAATGAAATTCTTGCCGAAGAAGACAAAGAAAAATATTCTTTGATTGTTGGAGGGATAGACATATTTGAAGTACCCGCACTTGAAAGTCAAACCGTAAGACAAGGATTGCAAGCATTAATTCAGCAGAATATACAAAAAGAAGCCGCAGCCGCACAGCAGCAAACGGGAGCGGGAGTGCCGGGAGGAGGACAACAACAGCCAGGAGGAGGATCTCCACAAGCGGGGACAGATGGAGCGGCACCCGATAAGGGGGGGAAAACCCCCGACGAAGAGCAGCAACAACAATATACCGATGCAGACCGCTCACTTTTAGAAAAATATAAAAATGATAATAGTGTTGATATTAACGAACAACTCCGGAATAAAATTTTAGGGAAACAAGAATAATGCTTTTAGGAATTGATGGGAAAATCCTACATTTGAAAGAACTTGGATTCATTGAGCGCATGATGTTTGAGAATGCACTTAATCCCGTCGATTTCTATAAACAATTTGCAAAATTCCTTTCAGAAAACCACGAGCTGCAGCGTAAACAATTTTTTGAAGTTTCAGAACTTGAAAAAGTTGATCTGTTTATTAAAAGTTATTTTCTTCCCGTTATCGAAGAAGCTCAAACATGGCTTTTACGAGCATATGTCATTGGCAGATTTTTAGCTAAATCCGATATTGAAGCACAAGTATTTAAGATCGAAGCCATTGCAAAAATGCCGAGAACAGTATTGGACGCTGCTAAAAAATATGGATTATCAATTGAAGAGGCCAAAGCACTCCAAAGCGCTATAAATGAAGGCGCTTCTCTAATGAGCAATACTTCTATTTCAGCGATGCAGACAGTTCGAAATGCAATCTATGAAAGCACAAAAATTCACGGTAACCGCGGGAACCTATTAGAAGACTTGCGCAAATTAATTGTTGATGATATTGGAGAATTAAACCGAGATTGGAAAAGGGTTGCAATAACCGAGACGAATGCGGCATTTAATAATGGTTACCTTGCAATGATGAAACCAGGCGAATATGTTGTAGGCATATCAATGCCGGACGCATGCGAAGGATGTTTGGATTTAATAAACGGGAAAGTATATAAAGTCCGCGGCACAGCAGCCGAAGATTATTCAACACTGGATCCCAGAAGTGCAAAATATCAAGAACTTGCTGAAATATGGGAAAATGAGGTTTGGGTTGGAAAGAATAATTATGGAAGATCGAACAGTCAGCAGAAAAGGTTGGATCCTTCTAAAGGAAATTCAAAAGATAACCTACGCGGGAAGCTGCATCATGAACATTCGATGCCAGCACTCCCACAACATCCGAATTGTCGCTGCAGGTGGATACGTATAAATCCGAAATTCCAATATGTCAATAAAGATGGCCAGATAAAGCTAAGAGTTGAGGATGAAGATGAATGGCAGGAATGGTATGAAGAAAATATCAATCCAATTAAACTCGGGGAGTAAAGAAATGTCTAAAACGACCAATGAAGGATATTTAATGGAGGACAACACGTTAGTCCCTTTTAAAAAGCTGGAGATGGGAGACGTCAGTCCGGAGCATATCGAAGAACTCAACAATTCAATGGCGAGTGTCCTTGATCTAGTCTTATTAAACAACAGGCTATTTGATTGGAAAGATGAGATAAAAAATAGCATTGCCAACCAAATTGTAAAATTAGAAAAATCATTTATGCAACATAGTGCCGTTGTTCCTATAAATGAAGTCAGAATAAAAGAGATACTCCGTTCAGAACTTATGAGCGAGAACGTAAGAGAATTAATGCAAAAAGAATTAATGGATGCTGCAATAAAGAAATTAAATAAAGGCTCTAGAATAATCAGATATGCTTGGAGAGCGGTAGTCGTATTCCTAATATTATTTAATGCTTGGTTATTATCTCAAGGGAAAATCCCCATTCATTTCACACCATAAACATGAGCAGCATTAGAAGATTAATAGCGGAAAATAAAATAATCACAACGAAAGGAACGGTTATGAAATTTTTAACTAAACCATTGCGAATCATGCTTATCGTTTTAGCGGTGATAATAGCAGTATGTTTATATTTTGCTTTATAAAAAACAATTAGACAAAACTGAGCAGAAGAATGCTTATCCAAAAATTGCCAGATTACGAAGGTGGATTTATTGCCAAGAGTATTGAAGGTGCGCGAATAATAACCCGTGACGCCGCCGACAATATTATTTGCGATAAGCCCATTAATCTTTTGCAAAAAGGATTAATAACTTCTTTTGGTGAGGTAAAGGAATGCGGAGACGATTTTGTAATACTTAAAAAAGGGGTTAAGATTGTAAGAGCAGACAGGCATCTACTAAATGCCTATTTACATAAATCGACAGAAATTAGTTTGCCAGAAAGTAGGTTACCGCAAATTTCATATAGAAGTTCTGGAACTTTTGAAACACCAATCGGGAAAGTGTTTGTAGACAATATGACTGACTTTCTAAGAGAGACCATAACCAATCCGGATTTTATAAAGCATAATGTAAATTATTCGGTATTTCACAAATCCATAGGCACAAAGTTATTCAAAGCCCGGGTGGAAGAACCTCTTTTTAAGCAACCTTTTCTAAAATCAGTTGACATTGAGACAAAACCAATATCCTTAAAATTATTCAAATCCACTGCCAAGATTTTTGACATCAGCAAAACCGGTACGGGCGGCACGGCCTGGAATGCTAAAGGCGGGATGAAGCCGGATCACAAATATGTTGAGAAAAAACCAAACCCAAGCGGAGAGGGGTATATTTATTTATATGAACTTCCGAATGGTAAACGGGAATGGAGAGATAAGGGCGGCGAAACGGTACCCGAGCAAACCGCAGCCAAACAATATAATGTAGATTTTAAGCCAGGTGAAATGATCAGAATCGGCGGGAAAGCCGGACAGATAAAAGAAATCTCTGATAATATCCTCGCGGTTAACGTTGAAGGCAAGATGATAACCGTGAATAAAAATGAACACCTGCAAAAACTTGAACAGCAGAAAGGGTATTATGAAGGCGCACAGATCGATGATGAGGGGCGCCCATCCAAAGTATTGAAGTTGACCGGCGCACTTGCACTTATTCAAGATCTCAAAACGAACCGGATGAAGGTTATCGAGATTGAACAGCCGCTTTCCCGGGCCTCGGATATTGACCCGAAAAAATATAAACAGTCAATGAAGGATAAATATTCACACGTTTATCAAGGATATGCCGATGAGGATTATAGCTATAACCTTGATTATGAAAAACAGCCAGGATACAAGAAATTTTGGGACGAAGCAAAGCAGGCAGACTTTGGACGGGTTGACGAGTTAACCGCCAGAAAGTTTATTAAAACCGGAGATAATGAAACGGATAACATTACCTGGCAGTATAATCCCGAAACCGGCGAAACCGACATTATGGTAAATGGGCAGAAAGACTTTCCGCTGGTCTTTGATGATAAAAAATATTTTGTTAGAAATATTACCGAAGATGGCTATTCGCTTGAAGATCCGAAGACACACGAAACCGGTTTATTCTTATCCCAAAATGATTATAAGAAATTCAAGCGTGAAGAGTATGAACAGGAAAAAGCCGGAGAAGAAATTGTACCGAATGAAGGCCCGTACGGCGGGATCACCGTAAAGCAGAAACATGATAAAATTGAGATTAAGCCCGAATATACCGAGGAAGAGCTTGCCAGATTCAATCATAAACAGTTTGGCGGCAGATGGGGAAAAGCCCAGCAAGCAAAACAAACCGCGGAGAAGATTAAAGCGGAAAATGAGCAGAAGCAAAAAACAGTAAAGGAAAAACTTAACGGTAAAGAATATAAAGATTTTTCGAAGCAGCTTGAAGACCGCGGATATAAGCTAACCGAAAATGCATTCAGGGCAAAAAAGGAAGTTGATATAGAGGGGAGAAAATTCAAACTTGTAAAAACCTTTGACGGTGACACCGAGATTGACGGACCAACAAATAAATTGAAACTTGGTAATGAAACTTTCCCAATAAATGATATTACAAAGGATAAAATATTCTATGATAATAATGGGAGGGGAGAAAGTAAAACCATTGATGAACTGAAAACAATTAACGGCAAGAACATCTTCGAACCCACTCGGGCAAGCAAGGGAATTGTAAGCAATCTTCCGGCTACAAAAATAAACTTCGGCACCGACGATAAAGATTCGGCGAGCGGTTATTATGAAATAGTAGAAGGCGACGAGCTTGCACCCAGTAATTTTGCGGGAGGAGAACCAAATCCGAATTATACTATTGGGGCAGCACAAAACAGAGATAGGAGCAAGCAACAATCAATAAATCAGATAAATACAATTGCTAACAAACCGAATTTTGACTTCCTAAGCGATGATAAAACCGCGCAGAACGGCGCACCGATTGTTAACCAGGATTATAATGTAATTGCCGGTAATGGCCGGGCGGTAGGTGTTTTGGAGCATTATAAATTGGGGTTGGAAAAATATAAGAGTGACCTTATAAAGCATGCCGAGAGATTGGGCTTCAGCCCGGATGAAGTTTCAAAGATGAAAAATCCGGTATTGGTAAGAAGAACAAATCTAAGCAATGAAGAAGCCCAGAGGCTTGGATCTATAAGCAATCAAGATCAGAAGCTTGCACTTGAAGAAAGTGAGGCCGCAAAGGGAATGGCTACCCGAATTGATGATAAGACTTTTAATAAAATATCGGATCTATTCAGCGGCGCGAAAGGTGATTATTCCAGCATAAGCGATTATTTGGAAGACGTTGGGCCGGACTTAGTGAAGGAGCTGATAAAGAGTAAAATTATTCCCGAGAACGAAAGACATTTATATATTGATATGAATACCGGCAAGCTCAATGCTTCAAATAAAGATAAAGTTAAACAGCTATTAACTCAATCGATTCTAGGAGATTCAAGTCAGCATTTTGAAAAAATTAATAACGCTGCCAGAGAAGGAGTTACAAAAGCCCTGGGCGATATTTTTGCGCTGAAAGGTAAGCCGGGCGATATCGTTCCCGAAATATCAGAGGCGGTAAAAATTCTTAGCAAATATGAAGTGATGAAAGATAACTTTAAGAGTCCTGATGATTTTATAAGTCAAGCGGCAAACGATGCTTTTGAACCATTGAAAGCGGATAAGAAAGTACTTGCCTTATTCGATCTATTTGCGGGTACGAAGCCAAATGAAATGAAAGATAAGATTCGACAATATCGAATGGCTATGGAACCGGATATGTTTAGTGATGGGCTTTCCCCAGACGAAGCTTTTAACGGAGCATTTAAGCCAAAATATGAGAAGGGGATTAATAAAAGCATTGTCAGTCGGTTAAACATTTCCGGAAAGAAATTATATAAAGCCTTTACTAAGAAAATGGAAGATTTAGGAATTAAAGAAGAGAGCGAGCATGTAAATCTTTACAACGAACTTCAAAAGCGACTTGAAAAAGAAGGCATTAAAATGCCTATGAATAAACGCGAGTTCTTTAAATGGATTACAGATGTTCATCTTCATGGAGAAAAAGATTATTATAAATTATTGAAAAAATATGTTGAAAAATCTATAAATACTTCTCAGTTGCAATTATTCCCGAGTAAGAAAAGCGTTATAAATAAAATTAAACATAACATATATAAGTAAGTATATAATAGAAACATCCATCAATAAGAAAGGAGCATAAAATGTACGCGCAATTATCCTCATCTCAGGTCGATTCAAAAGATTTTACCGGCAATCTTAGTGCTTTGCCGCAAATTGCTGAATTATTACAACATCTTTCTTTTAATCAAGTAACAGCGGCGGTAGCGGCCGGAGCCACGGGTGTAACGGTTGACGAATATGTATTCGTTGCGCCAACAAAACTTAAAATCACAAATGTCGGCTTTCTCAAAACCGTAGTGCAAACCGGATCAGGGAACACTCCCGTTGTAAGTTTACGTGCAGGAGCCAATGAAGTTGGCAATACCGGTGCGATTCAATTAGCCGGAGCGGTTGGAGATGTCAGTCCATTAACCCTTGACCCAGCACAGGTGACTATTGCAATGGGCACAAAACTTATTTTCAGAATTGTCAATCCTACGGCAACAATTACCGTTGCACTAGCCGGCAAGTTGCTAATTGAATGGGAGGCAACTGTATAATTAGTAGAATATATCACAACTAACAATATTTTTAAATTAATGAAGGAGTACAGCATCATGTATTATGGTCCAAGAATTACTAACGATATGATTAGTGCTAAAGGATTTGATGGGCAAAGCCCATATATCCCCGATGCATTACAGGCAATTCAAGATCTTCAAAATGGAGTGATTGGAAATCCTGCTTTAAGAGGATCGCTTTTTGTTGTTGACCCCAAATCGGGGCTTAACACAAATGATGGTTCAGAGTATGAACCATTCGCGGATTTACCAACCGCATACGCCGCATGTACTGATGGAGCAGGCGATATGGTGGTCCTTCGAAGCGCGGGCAGCACGTCAGCAGAAACCACAAGTTATCTTGACCAAAATATCCATTGGACAAAATCCGGGATTTCTGTTTTTGGCATTGGCGCACCTGTAAGAATGTTCGGGCGTGCAAGAGTTGCAAACGTCGAAAGAACTACCGGCGCAGTAACAACAATTAGTTTTGATTCAACTGACGGGATCTATAAGATCAAAGATTCTTCAGATGGCTTTTTAACCGCGAAATTTGCCGTAGGTCAAACGATCAATATTGTGGCAACTTCAACTACCAATAATGGAAATAAAACAATTGCTACGATTGCTCCAGACGGAAGTTACATAACCACCGTTGAATCAGTAACCACCGAAGCCGCGGCTACTGCGGGAACGGTAACCATCAAAACTTATAATGTAGGGAATATACTTTTATCCGGAGCCAACAATATATTTTCCAATATTGAAATTTGGAATGGTGGAAGCATTGCCGGAGCAATAGGTGGAATGAAAGTCACCGGCCTCAGAAATTTCCTTTATAACTGCCATATTACCGGTGGAGCTGGATGTACCCCAACAGCAAACGAAAGAAGTCTGGAGTTAGGAATAGGCGCTCAGGACAATAACTTTGTTAATTGCGTTTTTGGTACAGATACGGTTGACCGGGGCAATAATGCAAATTGTGAGATTCTTTTAGCCGGCGATCTTACAACTGAAAGGAATGAATTTATCAATTGTAAAACAATTGCTCAAGCCGAAGGTGGAACGGCACACGGTGCAATAAAATCAGCATCGGCAATTGCATTAGGACGCCATATGATTTTCAGAGATTGCGATTTTATGTGTTACAAATCGAATCTTGGTAGTGATCAGGCAAGCGTTTTTATTGGAACCGGCTTGAACACCGCAAAATTATTTATTGTCGGGCAGTCTTTTGCCGAAGGTTATGCGGCATGGGACGCAAATGCAGCTAATAATTGTGTATTTGCCACACAGCCAGCAGCCGCAGCAAGTGCGGGCGGTGGAATACCAACCACTAATTAATAATTTAATAAGAATCGTTCAATAATGGGCGTGGAGACGCGCCCATTATATTCACAAAAATAAATTTCAATTTTATTTATTAAATAATTATATTAGATAGTAATAAGGTTATATATGTTATGATAAATCAAAATGATATTCTTGTAGAACACTTCAAAATTGTTGGTGATACGTTAATCAGGGTAAATCAAAGATGGCTTGAAGAACTTTTAATGCTCCGACATGCACAAACCGCACAAATCAAATACGAACAAGCCGTAAAAGTAGAAATAAATCAAGTTCATTATTTATTACTACAAAAATATTCTATCGATAGCATAAACACACTTTTTAATTAAATCCCATAGAGGATAATAATGGCCGCTATTAAATTCTTTGGCAAAAGTCAGCAGATAAATCTTGATGATAAAATTAAGAAAGACGAAACGTTTAAGCCGCAGGGCAGAACCTCTTTTCGAGGCCTGGACATTACCATTGAAAACAAAAAGGGATCTATAAGGCGCGGAGTTGATAATGACGGCGAAGAATGGGAAACCAAAATTTTTCACGATTATGGTTTTATTCGCGGGACTATGGGCGTAGACGGCGAAGAGCTTGACGTTTATTTGGGTCCAATTAAAGAGAGCGATAAAGTTTTTATTATTCACCAAGAAGATCCGGAAAACGGCAAATTCGACGAAGATAAAATATTATTGGGTTTTGACAGTCTTGATTATGCGCGAGATGCATTTTTAGCCCATTACGACAGTCATAAATATCTTGGAAAGATTACCGCGATGAGTTTTGAAGAGTTTAAGAAAAAAGCGCTTGCAACAAAAAACAAACCCGGGATTATTAAAAGTTTTGGAGTTTTGATAAAAGCATTAGGCGCTCAGTTGAGCATGTTTGATAATCCAAAGGATATTGTTGAAGGTGAAACAAGACTTAAAGACGGTAAGGTCTATGAAATAAAAAGAAGCAAGAAAAACCCCAACGTAAGAAGACTTTTCAAGAGAGAAGATCCCGAAGCAGCCGCCGAAGTTGGCAAGCCGGCAGAATCCGCACCAAAATCAAAAATGAAAATGTTTGGACAGGACATAAATCTATTTGATAAACCGGGAAAGGAAACCGAGGTATTGCCGAAAGGGGAAGCACTGCAAAAAGAAAAGCCAACGTTTGCAGAAGCCAAAAAACTTATTTCTAAAGAGGGCGGCTTTGCTAATGCAAAGTCATTGCCAGCTACAAACGCTATGGATGCCGGAGAGCTTGCGCAATCTTTAGGATTAAACGAAAAATATCTTTACGATCAAGCTACTGCAAAAGGAATAAAACTAAAGGACTATCTAAATGAATTAGATTCAGAAACAGACCCAGATAAGAGAATTGCTATCGGTCAGAAATTAATGGATAGCTTAAGCAAAGAAGAAAAACCAAAATCAGAACCGATAGAAGATCTTTTTACATCTTCCGAAAAACCCCGACCAGAAAAAAAGGATAAGGATAATCTTATTGAAAACTTTGGGGTTTCTCACCTAGATTCTAAAATTAGAAAACAACGAATTGAGATTAATAGAAAAGTAAAAGAATTATTAGCTTCAAAGAAAAATGATGAATTTACACCCGAAGATAAACGGATTTTAGCCCAATATAGCGGCAAAGGCGGCACTGATGAGATATCGTTAAATGAATATTATACTCCGGATTGGGTTGCTAAATTCCAATGGGACATGCTGGAAAAACTTGGATTCAAGGGCGGTCCGGTACTCGAACCGAGTTGTGCCACGGGAATATTCTTACATGGAGCACCTGAAAATGCACTTATTACCGGAGTTGAATATGATGAAACAAGTTCAAGAATAGCCGCAATCTTATTCCCCGAGCACGATGTTTACCACATGCCATTTGAAAAGTTTAACACAGAGAACTTCGATAAAGAGTTTAAGGCTTGTATTGGCAACGTTCCATTCGGACCTCGAGGAGCGACCGCAGCACTTGATGCCGAGAAAGCTAAAGCATATCATCTGCATGAAATGTATTTCCTTGACAGAGCCATTGATGACTTGGCAGAAAACGGACTTGCATCTATAATAGTACCCACCGGAATAATGGATAATCAGATTCAAGATTATAGATTGATGCTGAATAAGAAAGCGGACTTTTTGGGCGCCATTAGAATGCCGAGCGGAGTTTTTAAGAAAGCAAATGCAGAAGTGACCACAGATATTTTGTTTTTTAGAAAACGACCTGAAGCGGTAATTGAATCCTTAAACAAATTGGAAGGTGATGATCTTTCAAAATTATACGACACTATGATCCTGGATCCAGAATTTATAAACGGAACATTCTTTGCCAAAAATCCCGAATATGTTCATGGCGAAGAGACTACCGGCCAATGGGGGAGGAAGTTCTGGAAAGGCGATTTAACGTCAGAAGAACTTGAAGAAACCGGGGATCTGATTAAGAATTTTGAGCCGGATTATTCAATACTCGGAGATATCGGGCTAAAAGTTCAGGAAGAAAGAGAGCTTCATGTTGGTGATGTTATTACCAGAAACGGAAGAATGTATAAACTCAATGAAAATCATCGATGGGAAAGATTAGAAGCGGGGGCAGAAAAAGAAATTTACCTTCCGGAAGAATTACAGAAATTACTTGGCATCAAAACAATTTATGAACTAAGGGAATTGAGAAATGATGTATCGGTTCAATTGGAACTTTCTCGGGATCAGTTAAAAGCACTTGATATCGGACTTGAGGGAGAACTTGAATACTACACATCATCAAATATACAAAAAAGTGAAATGTTAAAACGAGCCGCTTTATTAGGACTGGCAATAAAAGAATTCCAGACAAAAATGCAGCGCGGAATTGAGAAACAGTATAATAATACAAATGGCACATTTTTCGATTATGAAACCGTTTCTACCGCAGATGCACAGCGGGAAGCGCAAAAGCTTGCAATGTTATTAGATGACTTTAAGTCCCGATATGGACATCCATCAAGCGATGTGAAGTTAAACGCCCAAATGGGCAAGTCCCCGGATAACCCCATGCTTTACCTGGTAAGTGCTTTTGACGCCCAGGGTAACCTAAGTAAGCTTTTCACCGATCCAAAAGCCTTTTCTAATATTTATAATCCTAAATCATCAAACGTAAATACTTATAATGATACGGATTTGATTGAAGTAATTTCAATGCTTAGAGATAACGGCCTGTCTAATTCAGCTGAATCGGTAAAAGGAAGTTTTAGTCAGGGTGGAAATTACACCCTAAATGAGTTTAAGAAATTATTGTTTAGTAAAGAAGATGTTTTCATTGATGAAAATGGGGGATTCAATACCATAAATGAAGTTTGTTCCGGAGAAGTTTACAACAAACTTGATTATTGGGAACATAGAATTGGACAGAACAAAGCAGATCTGCAAAATTCTAAGCTAACCGACGAAGAGAAAGAAGTATTAGTTGCAGAAAACAAAAAGCTTGACGAGCAACTTTATGAGCTTAAAAGACGTGCGGAAATTAGAACGCTGGAAAATTTGCCGGTTGATATCTCCGATTGTACCGCTGGGTTTTTTAGTATTAACTATGTTAATGATTATCTAAAAGAAAAGCTTGGAGATTCATTTAAGGGAGAAATAATTTATAACGATAAACGAAAATTATTTACCTTTGAGAACCGCGCATTAAACGACGTTTACACAATGCACATCGCCAAAGGAGCACTGGACAAAGAAGAAAAAAAGAATTATGAATATGGAGTACATGATCATTTCCGAGGAGAGAAGAACCATATCAGCATGGTTATGCTTGATATTCTTAACGGATTCAGCGTTGGCAGTGCGCCGGTTGACGTTCAAAAAAGAGCAAAAGAAATTGAAACACGATTTAAGACCTATTTATCTGAGACCGCAGCTAATCGTGATGAAATTGAAAATAAATACAATAGAGAATATAATAATTTTATTCAAAAAAGTTATGATGGCAGTGTAATTGAAGGACTTGGCAAATTAGATTATGATAAAATTGTTGCGACCGACAAAGAAGGCAATTCTATAAAGGTTAGAGATCAGATAAAAAGTTATTGTTATGCCGGCGTTCGACGTATGTACGAACAAGGGAAAGGACTTGTAGCCCACGGCGTAGGACTTGGCAAGACAATAGAGGCATTGCTACTTGGTGCGCTTTCAAAGGAAACCGGCCGCTGTAAAAAACCAACCTATATTGTACCAAAATCAGTTGCGGGCAATTGGAATGCTGAAATCAAGAAATGGTTTAAGGCAGATACTAAAACATTGATTGTCGGCAGCCATAGGAAAGAAGATAAAAACGGTGCACCGGTTCTTGACACTAAAGGACGCGAGCAATGGGTTGATGATGATGCTAATGAAAAGAAAGTAAAATTAAGCAGGATTATAAACGAAGATTTTGATTTTATTGTCATGACCCGGGACTTTTATAATGATATACGGATGTCACCAAAAACGGTAGAGAACATGATTGAAGAACTTGTGGGTAAGTTCTATGTTGCTACCGGTGACGAAAGCGATAAGAAGGCGGAGAAGAAACGTGAAGCAATCAAATTCAAATTAGCAAATGAATTTTTGGGAAATATTAAACGGGATAAATTTGGAAAAATTGCCAAGACTGATGAAATATATTTTGAAAATCTTGGTCTTGACATGATAATTGCCGACGAATGTCATTCGAACAAAAATTTAATAGAGAGCGTTCTTTACAGCGACATAAAATACCTAAACGTAAAACATTCCCAACGAGCGATGGATTTTTATTTTAAGAGCAAGATCATTAGGAATGAGAATAACGATAAGGGCGTCTACGGTATGACCGCTACGCCTATAAGCAATTCTCCAATGGAAGTATTTAATATGTTGCTGCCAATTGCCGAGAAAGAATTTGAGCGAATGGGTATAAAAAATATTGATGATTTTGTAAAGAAATTTGCAGAGGTCGATGGTGTACCGACAATGGACGCAGCCGCCAAGATTACGAATAAAAACGTATTTACTAAATTTAAGAACCTTAATCTATTAAGAAAAACTTTCTTCAAATATGCAGACTATAAGACGGCGGATATGGTTGGGGCGATAGTTCATTTTCCAAAAGAAAATCCGAATGTTATTTTTTGTGAAGCGAGTAAAGATCAAAAACAAATTATGAAGGGCTTGAAGCTTCGCTTATTGCAGCATGAGTTTAAGAGCCAGGATCTTGACACACTAGTCAAGGACGGATTTATTACCGAGAAGGAAAAGGAAGAGCTGAAAGTGTATGGAGAAGTGCATAAGCAAAAAGTAAAACAACTTTCTTATCTAGCAAAAGGAGATGCAGATCCGGTTGATTATTATTTTAATATTTTAGATGATATGAAAAAAGCAACCGCTGATTTAGAATGGTATTCTAACAGGAAAAGTCCCTGGGCGGATCCAATACCAGAAGGCATGGACTATGCAGCGACTCCAAAAGTTCAAGAATTATTAAACAGGACCATTACAAAATATAAAGATGGGGAAAAGCAGCTAATTTTTGCAACGAATATCACTTTACACAATAAACTTAAGGATCAGTTAATTACCGCGGGCATAAAGCCCGACGAAATATTAATCGTAAATGGCGGCACTGTAAAGTCTTCAGATGCCCGGCTAAAAGCTTCCGAGGATTTTAATTCAGGCCGTTATAAAGTTGTTATCGGTAATTATGAGACGATGGGCGAGGGGTTAAACTTTAATATTGGCGGCTCTGCAGTCCACCATTTGCAGCCACCCTGGAACGGCATGGCAATCGACCAGGGTAACGGACGCGTTATCAGGCAGGGTAATATATTAGATAGCGTTAACACTTTTTATTATCTAACCAAAGGCACTATTGATGCATTTTTTAACCAGAAGATCCTTGATAAACGCGGGTTTGTAAACGCAATACTTACCGGTAAAGAAGATGTTATGGAAAATGATGAGGGTGGGGTATCGGCAGATGAAATGCAGATAGCTCTTGCCGAGGATCCGGAACAGGCGCGAAAACTTCTGCAGCGTAAAAATGAGGCATTTGTTAGATTAATGAAAGAGAGAAAGGTTAAAGAAAATTACAGCAAGCTTGACGATCTATTCACGCAGAAAACCCGTTTAGGTAGGATGAAGGATAAAGAAAGCTTGGCTTATAAATCGCTAACCGAAGAAATTGACCGGACAAAGAATGAGTTAAACAGTTCCGAAGATTTTGAGCATAAAGATATATTAACGGCAGATTCAAGACCGATAATTTTGCCAAAGCATAATGCAGTTATTAAAGTTGGCAGTGTTGTCAATTATGGATCCGAGCAATCTATTATAACGGGATATTCTCACAGCACCGGTAAGATCACAATGAAATCATTCGATCGCTATGATGTTAAAACCAGGGAAGGCGACATCAGATCATTCGAAAATAACTATAACAATTTTATTACCCCTTCAAAAGAAGATGCAGAGACAATGTTTAAGAAATTGATTATGGACCACAAGACCTCAAATATTAAAGTTATTGAAGCATTGCCTGACGAAATCTGTCAGCGTTATAGGAAGCAAATAATTAGAAATTTGGAAGATGGATACTCTCATTCGGTAATTGCCCGCAAATCCGATGGTAGCTATGTTGGGACGGATGTTGACTTTGCCACAAGGCATAAATATGATATTGTTCTGCCACAGGATTCCCAGGATTATTTTAATATTGTTGATAAGGCGGTAAAAACAAGTGATTCTGATTTTGATCTTTATCAATCTGAATATGCGCATAAATCGACCGATAAAGCCGAGGAAGCAGCGGAAAGGTTTTTCGGTGAAAATTGGGAAAATAAAATTAAATATCTAAAGCAAAAATCAAAAGGTGATGCCACCACGGAATCCGAGGATCTTGAATTTGAATCAGCAGCATAAATAATAATTAGTTCAAAAGAGGTTATATGAAATACGATGTAGAATATTTACAAAAGAATTTTGAAGAAAACAATGATGGATTAACACCAATTGCATTTCTAAAAGACCGGACAAAATTATATTTGTTGAATCTTTTGGAAGTTGACCAGGGAAGAAATTTTTATAAGCAGACCGGTCCATATTGGGAAAATCTTTATTTGGTTTTGAAAAAATACGCCCCCGAGCAATTAGCAGAGTATGAACGACAAGCGGGCCCTTTCGATTATTTCAATGAAGAAGTCAGAACCGAATATGATTTTAAGGATGATCTGTTAAATTTTATGGCAGCCTTAGCCTATCAACAGGAAAGATTTGATTCAAGACAAATACCCGATGAAGTCCATTATATTGAACTTGGCGACAATGAAGAGTTTGTCTATGTCCCAAATCAGAGCATTGATCAAGACCAATATTCAGGAAGAGAAATAGAGGAAGAATAAAAATTTAACTTAGAAGTCAAGGAGGCGGTTGAGTGAGTAATCAAAAAATTATTAGAGCCATTGGCAAAGACGGGAAACCAGTTAAGGGATTTATCGGAGAGTTAAAAACAAAAAGTTTTGTTGATAAATATGAATGGAAACTGGCTGAAGATGATAAAAAAATATTTAATAAAATTGTTAAATCTTATTACAAACGCATAGAAATAAAACCAAGAGTTCGCTTCAACAATGAAGTGGGATTCCATACCGTTAAACTTGCAGGCGTTGAATACGTGGCCGTCCAACCAATCACGGGATATATTTTAAAAACATCAGAAAAGGAAAGTGAAATCAGAGTTGGTAAACCCGGGCAGAAAGGTTTTGGTTATACAAAATTAGCAGATTTGCGTAAATGTTTATTAATCCCACGTTACCAAAACAACAACTATCCCGGATTCGCACTAGCAAATTTTACAAACAAACTTATAGCTATATAAAATTAAGAGGTTATATGAGCGATTTATCAAAAAGAATTTTTGAAATGGCAGCAGAAGAACAGATAAAACAACAATCATCACTTTGCGATAGACTTGGGCATCCCGTTTATCCAGTAGGTGGCGAAAAAGTAATTTGTCCACGTTGCGATGTAAAGGTTGTGGGCATTGAAAGACGCATGAATCCAAAAAGTGTATCTTTGGAAGAATTCAATAAAGAAACCAAAGTTAAAATTCTTGGATCTGAAGAAAAGCCAACTTCTTTTATTAATGCGATACAAACGGAAGAAATAGTTTAGAATAATATTCGGAGAAAGGGTTATATGTGAGTTAATCGAAAAACTAAAGACGACTCACAAATGAAGTTAGACGAAGCAGAAAGAGAAATTTTTATAAAGATCATCGATGAATTCGTCAATGAATATGGCGAACGCGCTCTATTTGCCGTTTACCGAATGCACCGGCAATTTTCCAACAAGCTCGGTTTCAAGAATTTCCCCACCAAAGAGCTAAAAGATAATCTCCTATTTAATATTCTATCGGGTGAACGTTTTACAGGTGTTCCTTTGCACCAGGTTTTTTTGCAACTTGCAAAGGAGATGACGATAAAGGAACGCGCTTTTTATAATTTTTATCATGATTATTATATCCCGCGCAAAAAAGAAGAAAGACGTAATTCCCTAAAGCGATCTGTTAACAAAATCATGTAACTATATATAATTTGCATTTTTCACACCAAAAGCCACCCGCCAAATAATTATTTATCATTCGTAAAAAACAATTAGAAGAAAAAATGTCCAATTTCAGTTTTTTTGCCGATGCATACCTCGCAAAGTCCGGTAATAAAAATGAACCTTATCGAGTTGGCGGGATCCTCACCACAGAGGATAGGGATTCAGATGGCGAGATTGTAAAAAGTGTTGACTGGAGTTATTTCACCGGCGGTTTTGGCAAAATAAAGTATGAGCACAATGAAGTAAAAGGGCCGGATGCAATTATTGGTTTCCCGACAAAATTATTTAAAAGTGGTAAAGCCCATCATTTTGAAGGTGAGCTAGTCCCATTTGATCCGGATCTTCCGGAAGAGAAGCTAACCATCCAACAGAGACTTGCAAAATCCACGGTCAGCCTCCTGCAGCATATTGAAGATTTTAACTCGCGCCATAAAGGAACACCGCAGAAAGCGGGATGGAGCATCGAAGGGGAGTATCTCGCGAAAGATGCAACTGGATTAGTAAAAGCTCGGGCGGTAAACGTAGTGTTCACCACTAAACCAAGAAACACCAATACTCTTGCGACCTTAATCAAAAGTCTGGATATGGGATATGGCATGTCGCCGGATACACAAACGGGTTTCGCCGCATTCAGAAAAGAAAGTCTTGATAAAAAAACCAAAATAAATGATGGCTTTAATCACAACCATTCAATAAACAAAGGAGAAGGTAACATGTTTAATCAATATGAAGATATCTATAAGTCAACTTTTACCGAATGCAAGGCTGCGGGAAAAACCGATGAGGAAGCCGCTGAAGAAGCCAAGAAAAAAGCGGGCAAAACCATGCATGAAAAACGGGAAACCAAAAAAACAGAATTTGCCGAGGCTGAAAAATCTCTTGGATCGTCAAAATCAAAGCTCGAAAAAAGCGTTTCCACATTGACCGATCTTTCAAAGGTTGAATTTGACATCGAATCAGTTGAAACATCTAACAAAAAGATGGAAAAATCAATAAAGACAATTGAAGATGCCGAGAAAGACGAGGCTGACTTCGGATTATTTTTCAAATCCCAAGCATCGGTATTAACCGGTATTACAAAATCGATCACGGCGGTAAATCAAAAAATAGATTTACTTGCTAAATCGCTCAGTCTTACAAATGAAGCACTTATCGAACAGGGTAAAAATGATTCGTTCGTTGCAAATCTGGTGACCGACACAAACGATGCTCTCGCAGGGCTCGAAAAATCAACTGCAATAGTTGCCAATCTTGCGGTTAAGGCTAATGCGCGAAATGCCAAATCCTTCGATTTGCATAATATTGATGTTGCAGACAACAACAAAGATAAGGGGAAGAAAGCGCTGAATAAAAGTGTGATCTCGGCGGCATTGCTTGACCTTTCAAAAGACACGAATAGCGGAATCACAACAGATGCGGTAATTAAGTTTGAAACCACCAATCAGATTAGTGACACTGATAAGGAAATATTAAAGAGCAAAAGACCTGATTTGTATAAGTAATAAAGCATAACACAGAAAAGCTTTTAGCAGTAATGATACAGAAGTGAAATAAATAAGAAGAATTTTTAACATAAAATGGAGCGGCACTAATGGATGAGATGATGTTTTTCGGCGAAGATGCTTTTAGCATGGCCCCTGCAAAGGAACGTGAACTTGCTAAAGCGTTAGACATGGATTACAGCATGGGAACCACGGATCAAACCGGGTTCTCTGCATTGAGAAAAGAAAGCTTGGATTCAACGTTGAAAATCGTTGAAGCAAATGAAAATTCCTGCGCTTTTTGGAAAGCAATAAAGAAAGGGAAAGCAACTTCAGCAGTTGAAGAATTCAGTATTCTGAATGAATTAGGAGATGCAAGTTCCTATTCCAGCGGCGATCTTCCGGAAGAGTACGACGAAGACTTGAAACGTGATTTTGAGCAGGTAAAGCTAGTGGGAGCAGTTGGTAAAGTTCCTTACTTCGCAAATGCAAATGACGTTATCAATGGTGATCTCGTAGCCACCGTAACCCGCATGAAAACAATTGCAATGCTTAGAAAACTGGAAGTTGTTTCTGTTAACGGTGATGCAACATTGCTTTCTACGGACCCCAATGGAATTATCCCGCAAGCGATAAAACGCATGAAAAATCCCAATGAAAACATTATTGACAAACAGGGAAAATGCATGCAACTCGAAGATTTTAATAACGCGGGCAGAATAATTGCAGACAATTATGGTAATTCTATGAACCTAAAAGTCTGGATGGGCAACCAAGCTTATACAGATTACGTCAATCAATTGATTGCGAATAAGACATATTTTGTTAATGGAGCCAGTGTTGCCGAAATTTATGTTAAAGCCAAAAAGTTAGAAATTGGTTCCGGTGGCGGTAATATTGATACCTCGGTTTTCTTACGTCATAGAGGCGAAACTTATCTTGGACGGCCGCACCCGAAATTGAATAAAGCGGGAACAACCTTCGCAAGTATGAGCGATCGCGCACCAAACGCATTAAGCTCAAGCGTTTGTACAGCCACAACAGATAACCTGGTTGGCAGTTTGCTCCCAGCCGCGACATACGACTATGCAATAATTCCTGTAAATAAATATGGTGCTCAGGCAGCTTTCGAGATTACGGGCGTAGTAGTTGCAGCAAGCAAAAAGGTTGTATTTACAATATCCGATAATGGTTCGCCGGATAATAGAGCGGCTGAAAAATTTGACATTTACCGCAAACTTACAGCAGGCACAACCATTGCCGATTATAAATATTTCAAGAGCTTTGCCGCCGCCTCTACAACAAAGATAGACGACGGTTCAACCGTTCCGGGCACAACCAATGTGATGGTTATCGATTGGGATTTTGACCAAGTGTTAAGGGTTGACCAACTTGGTACCATGAGCCGGTTGCCTCTTGCAACAATTTCTGATGCAGTCCGTTGGCTACAGAAGATCTATTTCACCCCGAAGGTATTTAACGGAAATAAAATAGTAATCTATAAAAATGTTGGAAGCATATTAAACAGCTAATCTATAAGATTAAGATCAATCAGGGGCGGCAATTGCCGCCCCTTTCATAAACCAAACAAATAACCAGGTGAGATCATGGGAGAAATTTTAGCAATTATCGAGCATAAAGCCTTAGCGGGCAAAACACTTAACGTTCCAAAAGAAGTTTCTGAAACAGGAAAAATTTCCTTAGATCTAAACGGCCAGGTCACGCTACCCTTAAAAGCCGCAACATATTTATCCACAATCCCAGATTTTAAAATTATAAAGCAATTTGATGCTCAGGAGAAGTCCAAAAAAATACCAACGATCGAGATAAATATTGCCAATAATAAAACCTCTGATGATGAAATTCTTAAAATTAAAGAGAGTCCACTGGAAACCGAGAACCTCGATGGGCCGACAATTGAGCCGGTTCCCATTGATGGAAATCCGGTAATAATGGGGTCTGTTGATGAAGATTTGGCAAATGCAGGTCTCAAAACGGATACCGCTGACAACAAATCATATCCCGATGGAGATCCAAATCCAAAATGGACAAAACCACAGTTAATTTCATGGTTAACAATTGTTGCAAAAGTTGAGTTTGATGAAGTTGATAAGAAAGAAGTTCTTTTAGGTAAAGCTTTTAAGTATTTAGAAGCAAATAAAGGTCAAGAATAACTTTAATAATATTATAGAGGAAATATGTTTACAAATATTTGGAATAAAGCGAAAGTTCACATTACAAAAAATGTAACAGCACTCATCATAATTGGGGTTGTTTTCACCTTAATAACAGTTGTGCTTTTACCGCACGAAAAAAAGGTTACCGAGGAATTAACAAAAAAATTCAACGATATAAGTCAGCAATATGACGAGAAGACCGGCGATTATAAAAACACCGAGGATGTTGCCAAACTTCAAAGTGAAGCAACCCAGATACAAAGCGACAATATCATTGTAAAAATGATAAAAATAATTGTTCTTGCTGCATTCTTAGGGACAATCATAAGTTTGCTCGCATGGTTAATGCAATGGCTATTTACCACAATTGATTTTACGAAAAAGACTGGCAATATTATTGCCCCAGACGGCGATCGGATGCGAGTGCTCACCGCTGCACTTTATTCAGCAACAATAATTGTCTCGGTAGTAACCTGGATAGTCCTCTCCGCATGAAATCCTTTAGCAAAATATTGCTGCTATTGCTTTTGATTTTTGTTTCTGCCGCATTACCACAAACAACCTCGGTTGGAGTTGGGTTAATAAAGTATTATGAAGGATTTCAAGCAAAAAGTTATCGATGTCCGGCAAATGTGCTCACGATTGGTTATGGGCATACCGGGAAAGATGTATTTAAGAATGAAATAATCACCAAATCCCAGGGCGAGCAATTGCTGATAAAAGATTTATATAGATTTGAAAAATATGTTGACCGTACGATTAGTAGAAATTTGAAATGGCATGAGTTTGATGCGATGGTCGCCTTCACTTTCAATGTTGGATATCGGCTCAGCGGCAAATATGATAATCCTGTTTTACGAAACGCGGTGAATACCGGCAACACAAATGTTGTGATAATTAAACTAAAGCAATACAATAAAGCAAAAGTTAATGGTATTTATGTTGTGCTTCTTGGATTAGTCAAGCGGCGAAATTCGGAAACACATCTTTATTCAGATGCTAATTTTAAATTAAGTCCCTATGTATTATGAAAAAAATCTTAATCGGAGTATCAAAATCAATCGTTCTGGATCAGACAGCGATCGCGAGTGGAAAACATGTGTATGTGACGCTAATCGGCGAAGATGGTATTCCACTAAAAGACAGTCAAGATCATACACTTTCAGAAGTCCCGCTTACCTGTGATAGCACTAGCCATTTATATGGAACTGCCGCATTAACCATTAGCACGGATACAGTCCCCCAATATATAAGATTATTTTTCTATTCGACCGATGCCGATATAGATGACAATTATTATCCCGAAGATGCACAGCTATTATCAAACTCCCTTACTCCCACAGCGGAGATAGTACCGGTTCAATATTTTATAGATTTTATTTTAGCCACAAAAAGTAAACTGGATCTTGACTATGAAGATGCGGTCAATAATTATATAGCCGACAAATCCGGATTAAAAAGCTTTTTAATGGCCGCCCAGGGAGATCTTGAGCGAGATTGTGAATTATATTTTACTCCCAGAACCCTTGTCGAAAAACGGGATAATTATTTTGAACGATTCTCAATGCATCTTTGGCAGATGCAGCTATGGTACCCGCCGATTATAGAGCTGATAGATATAAAGATTATGTATGGAACTGCCCAGATCGCAAATATCGGGAAAGAATATTTTACTTATGATAATAATATGGGGATTCTGGAATTTTTGCCATTACCTGGCGGCGATACTTCAGCAATTTATACCCTGCTTATAAATAACATTTCCGCAATGGGAATATCAATCATGAGAGGCGGTAATTTTGAGCGTATTCCAAATATGTTTGTCGTCACCTATTCTTCCGGATTATTCCGTCCGGACGCAGATCCAATAGAAAAAGAAAGCATAAGGGTCGCAGTTGCAAAGAAAGCCTATTTATCGCTGCTTAATTTTATAGATCCGCGCAAACGTAATGCAAGCGAAAGCGAGAGCATAGATGGAGTTCAAACCGCAAAAACCTTCAAAACCGATAAGATAGTTGAAGATCTGAAAAAGGATGAAGATCAATTTATCAAGTCTTTGCAGAGAAAATACGGCAAGGGACTTGACGCCGTAGTCGTATAACCCATCTAAGAGGCTGCAATGGGATTAAGAGTAATCGATAGTCGGATCAGAAATTTATTAAGCAGGTTTAAACAGACCTATAAATATTATCCTGCCAGATTATGCAATTGTGTCGAGGACAATAACGGGAGCTTTTTACCTAACCACACCTGTAATCATGGGTTTTATTTCGGAAGTCCGGAAACTATTTCTGTTATTAAAACACAATTCAATGAGAAATTCCTCAATAGTCAGCAGGGAGTAATTTTTCAGGGCGGCGCGCAGTTTACCGTCCCGAAATTCGATTTGGACGGAGCCGAGCAAAGAGCCTGGACAACGCTTGCCCACGGTGACGTACTTGCATCGTTGACCAAGATCCGCAGGAATACAGACATTCTAAGGCGCGGCGTAAGGGACAAAATTTACGCTTTTGATGTCAAGGATATATTAACCGTTTCCCAGGGGACTACAATATATGTTTCCGGAGTTGACTATGAGGCAAGTGAACAAACTTTTGATGCGGGCAAGCTAACGGTTATCAGCTGGCTACTTGATGAGCATAATAATCAACTTGGTCCAGCAAACAGCGAAACATATGCCGTAGAATTTACCTGCTTACATCAATTTAAAGTTTGGGATGAAGCGGCAATGGACCGGGGAACGGATACCGACGAATTACCGAGAAAAATTAAATGTGTTTTAAGAAGATTTACCAATCCGGAAAAAACAGCTTATGACGCGGGAATAAACCTAAACCAGGAAATCTACCAATGAAAATATTTAGCAAACCCGTAACTCTTTCAAAGGCCATTAAGGGCAACGATCCCGCACAAATTAATATTTTTGGCAAACCGATTGCAGGAGCAGAAAAAGAGTTTGCGCCAGGAGATAAACGTAAATTGGAGATTGTCGGTAGCGGTAAGTTGCGTTGGAAAAACGCGGATAAAGAAGAAGACAGAGACGAAAAAATTATAAAGGAATATTCAGATAGTCCGGTTTCTGAACATGTTGATAGATTAAGTAAAAAGGCGCAAGAAATTCTTAATAATGTTCATAGTGCTGATGGCAAAAGAATCGCCGACGATCTTTGGAATATATGCGACCATATCAAACAAACATTTGTTGAAAAAATAAATAAACATGAAAAAATTACTGATGAAGATATTGAAGGAGTGAAATCGATTGTTGATAATATGATTGAAGGAGCAATTGAAGAAATTGGCAAAAAAGAAAATAAAGTCAATATCCACAAACCAAAAAAGATTAACCAGAAAAAGAATTCAGCCCTTGCAGGCTTGGCGAGTATAGAAGTTTCGACAAAACCGGAAGATGTTGCGGCGAGAATGACGATGTATGAAATGGAGCAATATCTTGAAGATGTAAACAATGGGGATTCCGCAAATTATAGTCACGAACTTTATGAAGCGGTTAAAAAAAAGCACGCCAAATTATTGGAGGTTGATAAAAAGAAACAGGCAGTCATTAAACCTAATCCAAAAATAAAAGATTGGATTAGGCAAAGCCTACCATTAAGCTATCGGCCGCTACAGGAAGGCGAGGAATCTGTTTTTGAGCGTAAATATAAAGCTTATAAAGAGCTAAAATTTTATGCAGCGCATGAAACGATAAAAACGGCGGATGATGTTGCTTATATTTTTAATCAGCTGCAGGATGAGGCGGTAGAGCATTGTTTTGTAGCCCACGAGACCGAAAAGCATGGGATAATTGTTCAGCATATTTCAACCGGAAATTTCAATTCTTCTTTGGTTTCCCCTAGTCAAATATGGGATGCAATTAATAGATTTGGAACAACCAAGCTTCATTTCGTACATAACCATCCAAGCGGGAATCTTGATCCATCAAATGAAGACCAAAATATATGGTTAAAGATAAAAGATGGGCTGCCTAAAGATGTTGTAATGATGCCCGCGGTAATAATTGATGCGCGAGAAGGTAGTTATGGCTTTTTCGAACCGCATGGCTCAGCTTGGGGACATGGACAATTGACAAATACAGAACATGGGAAAAATGCTAAAAATTTAAAAGCTTTTCGATTCAGCAGGCAAATTTTCAATAAAAACGCCACCATCTCTCAAAATAATATTCATACCCCCGAAGATATTGTTGAATTTGTTTATAAGGGTAGATTTACTCTAGGGGACAAAGCACAGGTATTGTCTCTGAATTCTCGTAACTCAATTGTCGGCAGGTTTAACCTCACTTCCTCTCTTGACAATTCAAAAGAAACAGCTGATGAAATTGCGGTGTTAGTCGGAAGAAGCGGCGGAGTTAATTCAATCGTGATGACAAATAAAGATTTTGAAGATGTGATATTCAGACAAAAACTTAATTCAATCTCCGAACAACTGAAAATAAAAGACATTGGTTTATTTGATTGCCTTTCGATAAAAAACGGTACCGGCGCAAGTCTGAATTGGAAAAGTGCAGTTGCAGAGCGAGTGTTTGAGAAAAAGGCGGAATATATGAAAAGCATTTTTAAGAACTTTGTAAAAGCATTTGGGGCCCAAGTTTCTTTATTTGAAGAACCATATTCTAAGGAAGGTCAAACCAAAGAAGGGAAAGGCGGAACGCTTCAATTAAAACGCGACGAAAAAGGCAAAGGCGCCCACTGGAGATTTCTCAACAAAAAAGAATCCGGGGGTCAAAATAATAATCAGCCGGAAGAAAAAAGCAAGGGGAAGACTATAACGCCGGCACAAAGTTATGACATGCTGCAGGATAAGCTTGGCAACAAAGCTTTTGTAACCGATAACGACGGTAATCTTTTAGATGAAGGCACTTTCCAGCTCATTAATGAAAATAGCGATGGAAATTATTCGCTATTCCTTAAAGAAAAAAATGGATTTGATTCTGTAATTAACGTTCCTAAAAATCAATCCGTTTTAGCGATGGAGGGCGGAGTTCAATATAATTTTTCTGATAAGAACATTACTATTTCAACCGAGGAAAAAAGTCAGGATCAATCAATCCCCGTTGAAATGGAGCGGGCCAAAGAAAACGCCGAACGCGCAAAATCGTTAGAGAAAATGAGAAATTATAATAGATATAATGAAAAAGCAGAGGATTTTGCTGATTTGGGTAAGGGGCAAAAAAGTTGGTTTTTCCGTGATCTTGAAGATGTCGCAAATGCCTTAAATTTAGAATTTAGCAATAACAACAAAATAATTAAGAAACAGGATGCTTTATTTAAGGAAATCAGAAGAAATGCCGATAAATATGGGGAGGAGGCACCCAATAGTGCTTTAATTGGGGCGTTTGCTATAAGTAGTCCTTATAAAATCAATAGAGTTATTGGCGAATTGAAAGATAAAGGTTATGCGGTTGATGGGGAGATGCCGGACAAATCCGATATTGATCGTGAAAACTTCTTCGTTCGTATTAAAATAAAAAAAGGGGACAACGATCCATGCCCGAAAGAATTACAATTTGCTTCGCCGGATTTGGCTAAGGCGGCAGAGGATTGTGCCAAAAAGCCGAATGCTTTAAGAGAAACGGAATTCTCGTTAAAGTTGAAGGTCGTAGCCGAAGCAATACCCGAGTACAGTTCGATTAAGAAAAAACTATTTAGCGAGGCGGGTGATGGCATAGGTCAGCTATATATTACCGGTGGGCTCCCCGGTAGCGGCAAAAGTTCGGTATTGGGACATTCTTTCAATCAAAATAAAGTGGTAATAGATCCGGATGCTATTAAATACATGATTGCCGATGAGCGTGGAATCGGGAAAGAAGAGGTCGACAAAAAACCGTGGGAGCTTCATGAGGATAGTTCGGTAATAGCAAAACATTTAATTCGTGAGGCGGTAAGAGAGGGGAAAGATGTTGTTTATGATACCACGATGAAGGGAGAGGAAAATCTTAGAGATCTACTTGAAATCGTGAAGTATGACACTTTTCAGATAAATGCAAAATTTATTCATATTCCACTTAAAAGCGGAATTGAAAGGGACAAAGCGAGGGGTCAACATGGAGGAAGATCAATAGGGACAGATTTATATAAAAAGGAGTTCGGTGATTACCAGACCCACAAAGCATTTTTCCAGCTGAAAGAGGACTTTGACAATTTCGACGTTTTTGATAACTCTGCTCCATTAGGTGAAGGTGTAAAACTATTCTATCAGAAAATTGACGGAAGAGAGAAAATACATCATCCCGATGTTCATAAAGAATTTCACAAAATAGGTTCTGGAAAAATTGAAAAATCTTTACCATTAGGCAAACCGGATAAATCAGGGGACAATGTAGATAAGGGCAATGGGACGTTGACTGATGGCGAAAAAATAAAAATGTTGGCGGGATTCCCCGAAGATCATGAGCTGGATCCGGAACAGGACTTTTTTGAACTTGGATTACTCTGTATGCATGGGTTAATTGACGAGAATATGATACTTACCCCCGAAGGCGAGGCTAAATTTGAAAAAGATTTTGGAGATAAGTTTTCTCCGGAAGAAGAAAGCGGGACTGATTTTAATTCCATCTTAAATCCAAAGAAAAACATTGCCGACAAGGATCCGGACAAAAAATAATGAATTATGAAATTGTTTACGACCTTGATTATTCTGCATTAAACGAACTCGTAAGAGAGATCCAGCGACGTTATGAACAAGAACTTGATAAGAATGGAAGTTATCTGCAGGAAGCCATTCATGTTGCTGGTGATCACGTAACGCAAAGTTGGCTTAATGTTGCCGCAAGTAAGTTCAAGCATTCGGAAGGCGGTTATGCTCGCGGTATAGTCGAAGGGATTAAATATCCATATCAGGGCGATCCACTTTATTATAGAATTGAGCACACAAAAGATTATGCGAAGTACTTAGAGTCTGGTTTCCAGCTCTTTGACATGAAAAAAGCTTTACAGACAAGCGATAAAGTGCGGATAAGTAAAGACGGCAAGCGATATTTGATTATTCCTTTTGAACATGGAACGCCGGGCGCTAAGAGTAAACGAGAAATGCCGCAAGAAGTTTACAGCGAAGCCGTAAGATTAAAGCCCAGCATTGTATCTAATAAATATAACGAGGGGAGCATACGACAGGCAACGACCATAGCAGATGCAGACTTGTTGAGAAGGAATAACCCCAAGCGAGTTCAAAAAAATGGCTATTTATGGGGCGATAAATTAACTCATATTAAAGGCGCAGAGTTGGAAGATGGCAGCATCTATAAAAATATGGTAAGATTCGAAACCAATCCAAATATTAACCGAGAAAAATTTGATTTTGGCAAGTTTGGATCTATGAACGAAACGAGCAACAAAACGCAGCACAGCTTATATATGACATTCAGGGTTATGACAGAGGATTCCGATGGATGGGTCCACCCAAAGGTTGAAGCCCTGAGAATTTTAGGTGAAACATATGATAGCACCAAGCAAAGTGTCCAAATGATGTTAGCCGAAGCCGCCAAAAAAGATATAGCAAGGATATTACCAAATGCAAATTAAGAAAAGCTATTGCATGTTATTTTAAAGATGTTTAATTTTCGGGTGCACATACAACCCAACGGTTTGGGTTCCTCCCAAACCAATATGGTAGCTTCTCGATAAAAGCTTCGGGTCGTTACCTTTTTATTAAAACACATTTACTCCACAACTCAATAGTTTTTGCATAATTCACACCAAAAGCCATCCCACTTTTAATTATTTATCCATTGTATTTACAAAAATGTATTTCCACATAATCACGAATTACAAGTTCGTGCATAATGCAGAGAAGCAACATGGCGGTAACCTCGCTTGAAAAATTTGAAGTTATAGCTAAACAGTTTGGCAATCAGCTCGATATACTTTGGCAAACGCCTGCCGACCGACCACTTAGTTGGAAAGTTTATATATTCCAAAGAAGCCTAACCGACGTTTCGCAAGATGAAATCAACAATTATTTTACGCATATAGATGATCTAACCGGATATAATTATAATGGACTTTTTGTTTTCGATAAATTTAAGTCCACAAAAGAAGATACTTACATCTATTCAAACTTTATAGTTCTTAACGATACCAAATATTATTACAAAGCGGTTATCCGCGACGAAACCACAAAAGAAGTAAGCGCTCCGCTTTCCGCCAATGCAACCCCGCTGCCTACTGCATTGGTAAGGATCCAGGATGGGAAAGACTTAACAGCCAAAGCAATTAAAAAATTGTTTGATGCGGTTAAAAACATTTCCGGTGATAAAATGTATCTGACAAGAGATATTGGAATTTATAAACAATTTATGATTGGTCAGCCGAATGAAAACTGGATAATGATCGAGAGAATAAACGGATCCACCAAACATGATTATTGGGGACACCTGAAAAATGAGGATGGGCAGGGAACAATATACGGTAGTACCGATAACGATTTGATAAGAGCGACATTTGTCACAACGGCCGGAACGGATAGACGTGATCTTGTGTCTAACATGTTCCGCGCCTACAAACTTCAACTTGAGAGATTAATAAAAGCACTAGGAAATTATAAGGTCAATAATTGTCAGGTGACGGTTGAGGGTGATTATTATAATCCAACAATACACGGCGAGAATGCAGTTGGAGTGACTGTGATATTCGCTCATGAAATAGAAAATGAAGTTCGTGTTGACGATCTGGAAATTGACGAACATGAAGTAGATCAAAATCAATTAGTAATAGGAGAGTGAAATGGCTAAAGATAACAAGATTTCATCATTCGGCGATTTATCGTCTGCAATCAGCGACCAACAATCAGCGATCAATAAACAGCCAATGGCTGAAGGAAAACCAGCAGCAGGGCAGCCAAAACCGGAAGAGGTTTTAATCGGCGCAGAGGCGTTTGTTAGCGCTAAAGATTTATCGTGGATGGTAGCGGCAAGGTTAGCTCATTATGTCGGTCAAAATAACATAACCGAAAAAACATTTGCAGAATGGGAAGCGATAGTCGCTCAGCTATAACATACTAAAGCATATAAGAGATTATTTTATTAATTAACAAAGGAGAGTAACAATATGCCAATTACAATCGGTGGCAAAACTTACACGGTCCCGGGAGCTTATGGGACTATAGAAGTTGTAAACTTGGGCAGTGTATCATTACCCGCGTTTAACAACTTGATTTTTGTGGGAAGTGCAAGAAAAGGATTGCCTTCCACGTCAAGCGCAACAAGAAAATCTTATGAATTTATTAAATCATTCAGTAGCATAGCCGATGCTAAAGATTGGTTCGGTTCATCGGATTTAACCAGGGCGGCGGAATATGCAGCTCAGGGCGGTGCAGGAGTAGTAAATTTTGTGAATATTGCGCCGTTAACCAACGGATCGGCTACTATAATGGATAACGCAGGTACACCGGTAACCACGTTTGACATCGTGCCGAAAGACAAATACTTCGGTGCCGCGGGCAACGATATTTCAATCACCATCGCCACAGCAAGTAGCAAACCGACGATCACCGTTATCCCTCCAAAGCTTACAAAATTTTTGACGGCTAACACCGCTACTACATCTACCTGGCTGACTTTGGATGACGTTGAAGGGCTGGCTGTAAATCAGGCAATCAAACTCTGGAGTAATGCCTCTTCTACCGCGCAAGCCACAACTATTGCCGAAATTGACACCGTAAACAATAAGATCAGGGTCGCTGATCTTCCAACAGCGGTATACGCAACAACTGATTACGGACGCATTTTCCTGGAAGATACCGATCGGCAAGAGGTGAAAACTTTTGACAGTACGGTGACAATCACCGATGTTATTAACTGGATCTCTTCCGGTCAGATTTTAACCGCGAGCAGAAACAACTATGCAGGAACTGTACCCACAACATTAGCCAAAATATTCTTTCAGATAATTGCCAGCGCAACTAAGGGAACAAGTCCGGTTGCTACGGAAACCGGCGGTGGAAGTTTTGACACATTTGCGGCATCTGCGGGACAGTTTTTCGAACAATTTACAAATTACACCAAAGTAAGACTCCGTTTGGTTGGAGTGCTATCCAGCAGCGCATCGGTTCATGCAGTTTATAGTGCGCTTGCCGCGACTCTCCGGAATACTATTCAATACAGTATTCAGGTTATAACAGGTTGCGCGCTTGGAGACATAGCATTGACCTCGGTAACCGATCCAATCACCAGGGCAAAAGCACTTAACAGTGATGATGTTATTCTTGCCGGCATGGGCATAAATGGTAAAGCAGCTTATATGAGCCTTGCCCCTCTTCATGCCGGAATGATCAGCGCAAATTCCGTTTTGAATAATTTCACCAGCGATGTTGTCCCAGCCACCACGGTCGAGAAATTCTTTGGTGAAAGCAACAAAGCAACTGAAACAGCAAACTTCCTGGCAGCCGGTGTGTTGATAGTTGGCACAGGGGCTAATGGCTACTTTATCGTTCAGGGTGTAAATACATGGCAGAATCATGCAACAGTCTGGACCGTAGACGGCGCACATAGTTATTTAACTATGCAACGTCAGATTGTTGACTTTGTTTATGAAGGGTACAAAAATCAAATGCAAGTAGGGGTGGGTGCGAATGGTTACGGACCGGCTCAAGCATCACTGCAAGGTTTAGCAATCCTGGATAAATATTTAAGTGAAGGATATATAACCGCTCGCAGAATGATTGATGCATGGCGCGAGGGAAATGCGGTAAAAACAAAACCGGAAATTATCCCTCTTGATGCAACAGATTTTGTTGGATTTGAACTTGTAGTAAAAATATTATCGTAAGGAACATAACACATAAAAGTTTATAAATAATATAGGAGTAATTAACTATGCCAGATCCAACAGGAGTTTTGTTGCCGCTACCGGTGAAGATAGGGACCGTCTCCAACAAAGATATTTACTATCAGCAACACCACGGCACAAGTTTAAGATTTACAATCTCAGATGGCAAGAATAATCTTGTTGCCAGAGGGAGTGGTATTACGTGGAACGAGCAATATCAAATTGTAGCCGAGCCCGAATGGGCAGAAAGACGTGTGATCGAAATTGTGGAAGGCGCCATGCTCCCGGGCCAACTATCATTTCAGAGTATGTATTTCTTCCATCTAAATGATAGTCTTCCAACTTATCGCAATTTGGGTAAGGGTGACTATCTTCAATGTATGGTTCAGATAGCATCTCACGAAAGAGCTGAATTGAATGGACTTGTTCTAGATGTTTTTCGCCAGGTGAAAATTCAGGCCCAAAGCGGACAGTGGAATGCAAATACAAAATACATGAGAAACGGCACTATGCTCTATTTGGAGAGGTTAACCGGGTTAGAATGGTTAGCAGATAATCCGGGACTTGCGCAGGCAAGCGCCGATCATGGGGCTTATCCAGCAGCAGTTGGCTCTTAAGTCTCATTAAGATGATTTCATTTTTATCCCTCTCGCTTAAAATGCGAGAGGGGATTTTTACAAATATAAATTCGAGGGAATAAAATGGCAGAACGGGAGAAGATTGAAGTAAAAAAAATTAAAGGCAATTGGCTGACTAATGGGGCGAAGAAAGAAGAAGAGTTAACGTTTGTATTTAACGCCGAACCAAATGTTGTTGAAAAAATTCAGATTAAAAATGAAGCAGCAGAATTACTCGGGGGAATTGAGAAAATTATAAGCCTCGAGAATCATGCATTTACTTTTTATGATAAGCATATTCAGTTCAATAATGAAAAATATGGCGAAGAGGAATTTAAAAACAAACTTGCCGAAGTCACAAAACTTGCCAATCCGAAAACAGATGAAGAAATAACCGCGTTTAATAAACTTTACAAAGAAATTTTCAAAAATCAATATTATGATATGTATATAGGTCTTATCGAGGATCGGATGCGTGTGGGCGAATATGCTTTTCTTAAAGTAATGTGTATAGATAAACCGGATGGGTTTGAATTCTTCCAGCAAACGGAAACCGAACTCTTAAAGATCACAGGTATGGTGAACGAAAGACGCAAATTTTTTCGTCAACAGGCTGAGCAAGCTAAAACGACTGTCGTCGTTAAATGAGGATCAGCAACTTTTATCTGCTGATTTTCAAAATTACTTAAAAGAATATAAAACCGATATTATACGATGGTGGAAAGACCACTTTAATTATTCAAGCAACGATGAGCGATATTTAACATCTAACGAAACACAGATCTATGGTGATTATAACGACTACAAAGCAAAATCCTATTTAGAAAATATCGGGTCCGGAACCGTAATCGAAGAGATGTTAAAGCAAAAAGCAGCAGATCCAAATTATGATGCAAAGGAAAATGAAGTATTCAAAGAATCATTAAAACACATTGAGGTTGTAAAACTTTGAACGAAAATAATGAACTCTCCATAGGCATCCGTGCCCGCATACTCCCGGTTCTGGAGGGAGCAGACCAACTAAAAGCAGAAATTTCAAATCTCCCTTCTTCGATTTCTAACCGAATGAGCGAGACTATCCAGAGTCCAGCTTTTCAAGAAGGGCTCACTCCGCAGCAATCGAAAAAGCTTGAACATCTTACAAAGATAGAGGATTCATTTGAATTCGAAAAAATCCAAGCGAGCGAAAAAACTCTCATTTCCGATTACAAACTTGCACTTGAAAGTGGAAAATTAACTCGGGCACAAACAACAAGTTATAATAAAAAGTTTACAAAACTTGGAAGTGATTATGCTGCTTTAGGAACTGAGTTTATCCCCTCACAGCTAGATGAAGAATATTTTAAAGATATCGACCCGGCACATAAAGAGATATTGCGCGCGTCAGCAAAACAAGGCGCAGCAGAAGCCACACAAAAAATACCAGATATAACCGGAAAACTTGAACAGATTAATTTTGCTCAGGACTACATGCGTAAAGTTGGTTCAATCGAGAAGGAACAATTTCAAAGACATAAAAATTTAGAATACGACATTGCCGAGGGTGGATATACAAAAGCCCGAGGACAGAGATATCTGAAAGAAGAGCGCATTGCCGTACAGCAAATGGAGGAAATGCAGCAGGAAGCTAAGGAGAAATTCGCGGGTACTGAATTTGGCGATCGGGTATTTAAAACTATGGGCGATGACATCGAAGCCGCAAAACTGAGAATGAAAGATTTTTCAGATGAGATCGAGAAGGCGGGCAAGGGAAGCGGGAATCTTTTGCAGAGTTTACGCGCTGCCGGAGTTCTTACATTAGCGGGAGTTGCAATTGACGCAGGATTAAGATATGAAACAAAGACCGAGCAGGTTGCCGCCCGTGAACGTACATCATTTGATTTTAGTTCGCCGCTTGCGATGTACAACGCACGCCAACAAAATGAAGCGTTCAAATATACAACTGAAAGAACACGTGACTATGAATTAGGGGGCGGGATCATCGGTATGGGAGCCGGGGCTTTAGGTGGAGCTTTGCTGGGTGCAAAAATTGGTACTGCTGCTGGACCGTGGGGCATAGCAGGGGGCGCTATTCTTGGTGGAATAAGCGGATATATGACCGGCCAATCAGAAGGCGCTAAAGTTGCAGAACTTGGTGACAAGGGAAATATAAGAAAGCGAATGGAGATAGAAGAAGAATTAAAATTTTTCAATGAAAGTTCAGGAACGCTAAGCGGATATGTTGGACAAAGTAGGGGTTATGATATCGAACGCGCCAGGACTAGAGTGCGGCTTGGCAATGAGGCATTCTCATCAAACGTCGATGAAGGTCTTGGCTATATGCCGGAAGAAAAGTTGAGAATGCGTAACACTTTTTCTGATCAACGTGGAAAATGGGATGAAGAACTGTATGGGGAACAAACAACATTTGCCCGTGCAAAGGGGATTGATCCGAATGCAATTTATTCGCTAAATTTATCAGCAAGAATGACAGGTCAAAATGTTGGAATTTCCGGACTTGAAGACGCGCGAAAGATTGCAACGAGCACCTATGGCGAGAATGTAAGCTCACAAAGGATTGTTGATGTTTTAAATGCGTTAAAAGACATCAACGAAAAAATGCTTGACGTCAATATGAATATGGATACCCGTGAAGCATCACAAATAGGATTGTTGCCTAGTCTGATTTTCGGAAAAGATTCACCTTTCGGTCGCCTCGGCGACAAAGCAGCACAAGGATTAAATGCCATCGACTCGCTTGGCAAACCTGGGTCTCCAGCTGAAGACGCTTGGCTATATAATGCATATGGGGGAGGCGATCTCAATAAATTTGCCGAGCGGAAAAAACTAGGCATAATGGGCAGCGTAGAAAATTTTAATGATATTGCTCGTCAAATGAATAGGGATTTCGGAGGTGATGAATGGCTTATAGAAAGAAGACTTCATGCTACCAAAGATAGTAGTATTCCAACTGCGGGTATGATACCAGACATTGCTAAAAAGATTGCTGAGCACCCAAACGGATTTACTCAAGAAGATTTTGATGCATTTATGGGCGAATCAAAATTTAAGGCAATGAATAAAGGAGATTATGATATAGCCGCTAAAAATGCCGTTCCCGAATCATTAACGCGGGAAGAAAAGATTGCGCGGACAATAAATGAGGCGGCAGATAAATGGCGTACAACTGTTTATGACATGTCAACAGCCAGCACTGAATTTTGGAATAAAATGGGAAGCAGCGCGGAATATCACGAATTATTCATGAAAAAAATGACGGCTACAATTGGTGATATGGATACGATTGCCCAAAGAATTATGAAAGACCTCGGTATTGCTCCACCACCAAAAGGCGCGGATTATCTAGAGGGCTCTGATGCATATAAAACAAGATTTGGAGAGATAAAGGACAAGCATAATGAAGTTGCCGCGGGTTGGGTAAAAAAGAATTCTGAAAGGTTACGGGAATTTGTTGCCGAGAATACACGCGGTGAATATTTGGTTAATCTCCTGGAAGGATATGACCCAACCGGCAAAGGACATGCACCAAACTCACCCCATTATAAAAATTCAGAAACCGAGGGGGCGATGGATATCGAAGCCTTTAAGGTAAATGAACAAGGCAAAATGATAAAAATTCCCAAATACGATATTCCAAAAGATCCTGCGCTGAATACTTTATTTGAAGAGTACGCGAAAGAGAACAATATCAGATGGGGCGGTGATTTTAAAAAATCATGGGAGGATGGGAAGTTTGTTGATAAACCGGATCCGAATCACTTTGACTATCTCCCATACAATAGCGCCAGTAAACCGGAAATAATTCATGCAAAAATAGAGCAGCACAAAGAACTTGAAACCCCAGCGAAAGAGAGGGCAGTAAAAGAGCTTCCGAAACCGATAGACATCAAACATGCAGAGGATTTAGGAATAAAAATAAAAACAGAACCGGCGCCTATCCACCCAGAGATAAAGTTTGAGCAGCACAAAGAACTTGAAACCCCAGCGAAAGAGAGGGCAGTAAAAGAGCTTCCGAAACCGCAAATAAATGAAGAGCGGGCGAAGGATTTAGGAATAAACACAAGGTCAAAACAGGAAGAAACGCCACAGATAAAGTTAGACAATCATAAAAAGCTTGAAGCACTTATAAAAGAATTACAGCCTCGACAAACTGAAATGTTAGGCCACGTAAATAACTTGGACATAGAATCATGGACCAAGCGCGAGATGATAGCAAAAAAAATAGCGGGACAAAAGGAAGATCCAGTAAATAAATATTTTCCTATTGGAAAAGAACATTCTTTTTTTGAGCCAAACGATAAATCAAAAATCGCCGAAAAAGATAATGCCATTCAGCATTTTGATTACGATAGATTAGCGAGGGCTATTTCATATGCTTTAACTAACCAACAAAACGGTAATGATCCGAAAGAAATTATAATTCATGATAGGACCGCTAACGGAATTACAAGCGAGCATATGGAGAATATGGGTAGAAACGCTAATTCAATTTTTGGTGGAGGGCATTGAAGTTATTTTAATGGAGTTTTAAGAGCCCCTACAATAAATGTTATACCAATTATCAGCAAGACAAATGAAGCGAGAAAACATTCTGGAAAATCTTTTGGATAACCAACATAAAAAGGATAGAATCCCGAGACGATGCATAACAAAATAAAAAATATGCCACCTAGTATATCGACAGTTTTACGTCCGGACGATATTCCAACTGCTTTACTTCTAGGCGCTCCACAATTAGGGCAACGAGCGGTTGTGTCGCTGATGCTTTTGCCACATTCTTTACAAGTTATAAGCGCCATAGTTGAACCGAATTAAGTTTAAGTGCAAAATAAAGAATTGAAATAAAAGCAGCAAGTAAAATGATTCGAAACTCAGGCGAAATATGATCAGAAAAATTGAACCTCTTGTAGAAATATGGAACGAGCTGGGTTATCAGAATATAAGCGAGTACATTTCCAGCGTACGTATTCAGAATTCAGTTGACGCCTCAATTGGAACAATGGCATTAGTCCTTAACCCAAGTGCGACAAGTGGTTTGCCCACTAGCATTATCCATAACGCAATCCTAAATGAAGCGCAGAGAAATTTAAAACTAAACTCAATTGTCTCTGCAAAAATAGACAGCAATAGCAGTACACATACATTTTTGGGGCGTATTGATAATATCTTTCCGAGAGTCTCTGCGGACGGAAACAGTACACGACGGGAATTGGTTATTAATTGCTCGATGTTATTGCCCAAACTTTTGATAAGAGATGAGATAATAAATTTCCCTTTATTAAGATATACCCCCGGAGCGATTGATAAACTTGGTGAAGATAGAGTATCGTTTTTGGAGGGCATGCGGGGCAACATGCCGGAAAGCATGACTAATATTTTTCAGGGCGGCTTGCCGGAAGAAGCGGTTAAATGGATTATTAACAACTGCATTGCAACAAATACAGATGTTATTGTTGGTGCGCGGGGTTCGGGCGTAATGGCTAAATCCTTTTTCGATCCCAAGAAGGCTGAGACGTTCAAGTTTAACTTTCTAAAAGGCGAGCAACTTTATAACCCAGTCCTTTCGGTATTTGCAGGTCCATTAGCAAGTTACATCTATCAATGTATAGATCGTGATTTTTATGAGATCTTTTTCGATACAATGACCGGGAGTGACGGGCTTGCGTATAATACGATGACCATCCGACCGAAGCCGTTCTCTTTTCAAGATTATATACCTCAGCATAATGTAAGTAAAAAATATGATACGATAACCGGATGGGTAAATTTTGACGGCGATGATATAGTAGAAGCAATCACAAAAAATAGCGAGCAGAGATTAGTTGACAATACCGGCATCTCTGATTATGAGTTAAAGAATTCTTTCTCGGTTAATTTCCAACAGTCCGTAATGGCGCCAGCAAATTCTTTGTTTGGACAGTTGGGACCGCTTTTCCCGCTGCTGAATTTTGATAGTATAAAAAAATACGGTTTGAGACATTTGCAGTTAGACTCCACGGTTGTAAATTTTGAAAAATCAAGGGTCGAGTACAATAAAAGCATTGAAGATAAAAGCCCACAAGACCTTTCCAAAATTGCAGGCAAGCCAAAAGGCGAACTTGATTATTTACTGGATAAGAGAGAAAAAAGTCTGGAATGGTATGCCTATCCATACTTTGAATCGGGGTCGATTACATGGATTGGTGACGAAAATTTAAAGATTGGGCAACGGTTGATATATGAAGATAAACAATATTTGGATCCGGACGAAGATAAAATTTACAAAGGAGTTGAATATTATATAAGCAGTATGGCGCATGAGTTCGCATATGGTAAATTTTTCAGGACTACAACCGAATTAACCAGAGGCGCACCACGAGGTTTGGTAGCAAAATGGCTTAATAAATATAGGGCTGATTACAGAAGCCCAAAATTGGAAGACTATAACGCATATATTAACGCAGCCCCAACAGTTGATAAAGTGGAGCTTGATGCGATTGATAACGTTAGAGCTCAATGGCGGGAGATAACTGAATTATGAGCGACGGGTTTAAGAAAAATTTATCTGGTAGAGAAAAGATAAATCCTAAATTAGATTTACAGATCGGGGCATTTATCTTTTATCAAAAAACCCGGAATACAATATTTAGAGACGCCCAACAACATGAAGTGACATTGGATCGGGTTCTTTTTCTCACACGCGAATGGGACTTTCAGAATGGCGAGAAGAATCTACCAAAACCTTATTTGATAGATGAGTCGGGTGCCATACGGGAATATGGAGCAAGTGTTTTATATTCTTATTTAAACAGCACTGACGCCCGGGTTGTCGTTTTTGGCCCAGTACAAGATCTCACGTTAAACCACGTCGACGCCGTCCTTAATCCCCAGCCAACGGACTATGATAAGATCCAGGAAAAACAAAAAAGCCGAAATAATGATAATCGATTTTATTCTTTTACAGAAGATGGGCAAGGTAATTTATTTCTTTACCTAAAAGGCAAAAAAACAAATGGAAATGTCGGGATAAAAATCGAGGGTGATCAGGCGGCAAACGGTAATTTCTCGCTATCCTTAAACGGTAAGTTTGCGCTGAATTTGCAAACAGCAGATGGGAAAACAACATACACCCAGTTGCTTTTCGATAACACTAAGGATGATGAAAAATTCAAGCTTAAAGATAAACATGGGAATATCATTTTAGCTAATAAAACGGGCTTAGTGTTCGAAACGGCGACTGTCCGCGTTGGGAAGGACGAAACTTTAAAGAAGATCCTCGATGATTTGATAACGGCAATTTGTGCAATGACGAATAACAGTCCTGGGGGCCCCACTATAAGCCCGCCGATGAACAAGGCACAATTTGATGCTATCACCCAAAGATTAAGTTCATTCATGGATACTCAATAGTTTTTGCATAATTCACACCAAAAGCCAGATGGCAATTTCTTATTTATCATTCGTATTTAGACAAATGTATTTTACAAAATTGTATTCCACCCCGAGCGAGCGATGGCACTTGATACCAGCACATTAACCACAACAATACAAAATGCATTAAAAGCAAACGTTAATCAGTCTAATGCCGATGCAGACGCAAAAGCAGCGGCGGAGGCCGCGGCAAATAATTTGGGGACTACAATTGCAAACGCTATAGAGACCTTTGTAAAAAGCGGTGAAGTCTCTTTTTCCGCGGGATCGGTAACCGGTTCAACTCCTGCAAATGGCACATTAACGGGTGGTACGGCAAGCGGAGGGACAATCTCTTGAAACAGATGTTTAGCTTACCAAAATTAAAATATATCGTATTCGAACTCATAAAGGTCGGGCTTAACGATTATATGAATGGTAATTATCGGGCAATTGTAGAGGATACAATTTATTTAGCGGTTATGCCCCAGCAGTTCCAATACAGGCTGATGAGCCGCGATGCAATGACACAGACGGACAGCAGGGTTTTCTTGAATAGATATGCTTACCAACCGGAAAGATGTAGCATTAACGGTCATTTTGGCATTGAGCCTCGTTATGTTGCGGGTACGGTCATGGATGGTTTTACGAGACTTTCTCAATTTGAAGAAAGCATTATCCGAAAAAGCAAGGAATCGAAATTCCCCAATGACGCTTCGCCCTATATATATGCTCTTAACTATTATGATTTTTGGTTTCATCGGTTTGGTAACATTAATATTGAAACTTGGAACTTACACGCGAACGCAAAAGAGAATACCCAGCTTCCGCGTTACAGCTTGGACTTCTTAATAATTGGCGATTTGATTAAAGCAGAGGGCTTGGATCCGTTGTTAATCGGATTAAAAAATCTTGCAATGCCCGGCGGGATGTTGGATGCTGGACTAGCTTCAGTAAACTCTGTATTAGCCGGAGCCGAGGGCGTAACCAAGTGGATAGGTGCGGGAGTTGCAGGCCTACAAATAACGGCAGCCACAATAAATAGTGCATCTAACTTCATAAGCGGAATAACAAACGGCGGAATTTCAAGAACTTATTCAAATGTAACAGCAAAACTATTTTAAGAAATTATGACAACAGCGGCAGAATATTATACTCAACTTGGGGAAGCATTACGTCAAATCGATTTGGCAATCGTTGACGTACAGCGAAGTATGGCGGATGAATACGATGCAATTAATTATACTCAAATGTTGGCGGATCTAAACAACACGCGGAGAAACATCTTGAAGATGTTGGCAGTTCATAAATTTATGCGGCTGAGCAAAGAGGCGTTTATTGCCAAGAGCGTATCACCAACATCACAAAAAATTAATATAACGCACATAGTTAGCGCCTTTGAAACGCCAACGGGAATTGCGCTAAAATATAAAATGACATTAGAAGATCTGCTGAAGAAAAATAATATCACAACATCGGAATTTGAGCCGGGTTTAGTCCTAAAAGTTGAGCTAGATGATAATGGCGGGACGGGCGAGATGACTAAGGTCTATGATGATATACCAACATTCGGTTCTCAGGAAGGAATATTGGTTTTGGGAAAAGATGCGCAGAATGATCTAAAATGTGTTAATGGTGATCTGGTGATACTCGAGCCGCAGGACACAGTTGCTCAAGGGGTAATGAATAGACTGATGACAGATTCGTTAGCATATCCATATGAAGATGAGTTCGGAGTGAGAAGTCTGGTTGGTAGCGAACTGCCTCTCGAATTAATTCAAGGAATGTATTTGCTCGAGATAACCAATCAATTAAATCTTGATAAAAGAATTGTGAGCATAGATAATTTAACCGTAGAAAGAGCACAAAACGGAATAACAATACATAGTGAAATGCAAGCACTAAATAATATTACAGTAGTAATATAAAACATAACATACAGAAGTTTACAAGAGCTTAAAAATGATAAAAACCAAAGATCAAATACTGCAGGATATGACTGGCGATGTTATTTCGGAAACGGATCTGGTAACATATTTTGGTAAAGACGGTGCGGTCAGAGGAATATTAAATGCCGCAGCAAACGCATTGGTCGAAGCGTGGACGGACATCTTTCAGATCAAACGGGGACTGTTTGTTACAACCGCTGCCGGTGACGATCTTGACCTTTTGGCTTCGAGATGGGAGCTTATTCGTTTAGGGGCGAATACTAGTAGTGCTATTTTGTTATTTAACGGACCAGCGGAAACGGTAATACCCGTCAATACAATTGTTGTCTCTTCGGTAAACTCCTCTCTTCAATATCAAACGCTAAGCGCGATTACTCTTGGCGCAGCAAATCCCAACATACAGCGGCCGATAAATGCCGCGAGCATTGGAGATATAGTCCTATCCGAAAGCTTGACAACGGGGGGCAACACACAAGTCGCGTCCAATGAACTTGCCGCATTGTTGATCCCAATTACAGGCGTTACGGTGACAAATTTAGCCCCTTCTCAAGGCGGCGCAGATGCCGAAAGCGACGAAGATCTAAGGACAAGAATACTTTCCCAAATTGATTTGCTCGCACAGGGCACACAAGCGTTTTATGAAGCATGCGCCAGGGCGGCAAATGAAACGGTTTTGCTTTCCAAACCATTGCTTTTATCGAATAGTTCAATAATTGTTTCGTTAGTAAAAAATAATCTGAGTGACTATACGGCAGGTGATTTAACGGCGATTGCTGATTATATCTATGCTAATCAGCGAGCACTTCAAAAAATAACTTGTATTAATGCTTCACGAAAAAGCATTGAAATAAGCGGACCGATCTTTTTACAGTCAGGCTACAGTCCAATAACCGCATTCGCCAACATCGCAACGAAGATAGCAGATTATGTTGCTTCGGTATTTGATTTCGGTGCGGCGATAAACTATAATAATCTGATAACCGAGGTAATGAAAGCCGAGGGTGTTATTGGCATTGACTTAAGCGGGTTTTTTGTCAATAATGCACGTGATAATGTACAATGCGGCGCTGAAGAAGTGCCCGTATTTACTTATCTGGGGATACTCGATACATTAAACAATATAACGACACAACCAATTACACAGAGTTACCTGATCATATGATGACGCAAGATGCATATATAGACAAACTTAAAAAATATTTACCGCCCTTTATTGTCCAAAGCGAGGTTAGAGACGCGCTGTTAAAAACAATTGCGAACCGACTCTTGGAGTTGTCCACTGAAGCGGGTGCTTTGCGTGACGCAGACTGGATGGGCAAAGGACTTTTGCTAAATGCCTTAGAAAGTAAAATATTTTATAATAATAAACGATTATGTGTGTCATCTCCCGGAGACGATATTTTGTTGATGCCTGACGGCATAACGCCGCTTGTGATCAGAAATGAGGATTTGGGGTTTGAACAGTTAAATTGTGTTGAACTGCCAAGCGAGGATACGGTTTTACTATTGCCTGATGGCAGTACATATTTAACATTAAGTGAAACATATACTGAGGAAGAGCCGATAAAAAACCGATTATTGAACCGACTTAATTATTTAACGCAGCGCGGGACCGAAAAGGGGATCAAACAAGATTTAGAGGCAATGTTTGGCTTGAAAGAAAGTGCTCTTTATTTTCACGATTTTGAAGATACCGGCATAATAACCGGTGTGACAAATTTCGGCGATAACAATTTTGTTGGCGCAGAAAACTTAATTGAGTTTTACCCCACTGATAGAGGCTATATAGTTCGAAGAGAGCCCGATAACGAAATGATTCTAAAATCGGTAATACCAATCAATACAAATATAATTTTTACAGGTGACTAAATGTTTGCAAGCAAGAATTTTCTCAAACATGGCGATATTGAATTTAACCGGATGCAAGAGTTAATACAAAAAGATGTACTTGATCTGTTTTTAAACATGACGCTCAACTTCGGGATAATCCGTAATGCCGTTGTTGGTTTTGACAGATGGGGGGTAAGCCAGCTAACAAACAATACGGTAAAAGTAACAGCGGGGAACGCTATAATCCTCGACGTAAATGGTAAGCCGGTTGCTGTAAAACTTGTCGCAGATTATAGCCTAACCATTCCATCAACCGATACAATTTATAAAATTGCTTTTAAACATCAGCTGCATAACTATGAGGATGGGACAGTATCAATTATAGGCGGAGATACTGCAATAGCAGGAGTTGGGACTGTCTTTACAAAAATATTTGCAGAGAATAGAAGTATCATTCTTGGTAACGGCATTTACAAAATAGACCATGTTACTAGTGATACAATAGCTGTTTTGCAAACCCCATTCCCAAACGCATCGGTTTCCGGAGTCCAATTTTCCGTCGGGGGTTATTTCATAAATACCATCAGTGCAGCGGCAGATAATCTGATTTACGAACATAATGGAATCCAACTATCCGTAAAATCGGGCACGTTGGATGCTGATGAATATTTGTTGGCAAATGTGACCGTAGTCGGAGGTATTATTTCCTCCATCGCTGATATGCGCGATTTAATAACCCTGCAAATGGGGCTTGTAGCGCCAGCAAGTTTAGATATATCGCACACATTTACAATCACAAACGAAGTGAAGGTTGCTTCCGGGGATCTTTATGTCATTATGCCTTTTGCGGTAAGTAAACCGGACGGTCAGACGATAAAAATTAAAAAATGTACATACAAAATATTAAGCGGCACTTCGGCAACCGTGAAATTACAGAAAAACGGATCAGATATTACCGGCTTAACCGGGCTATCGGTAACGCAAACGAAGACCACAACAACGCCATCGAGCGATATACTGCTCGGCGATGGCGATGAAATTGCGCTTGTAATAACCGCCGTCACCGGAACGCCGAAAAACTTGTATTTCACACTTAGTTTAGAATATTCAATATGAATTTGACTTTAAATCCAAATATTATCTGTCATGGAAGTTATGGCAATTCTGATGATGGTACTGGTCATGCTTTCGCATCTCTTTTGCGTATGTCCACCACAATCCCGCTTGATGCTTATGGTAGACAAAAAAGATTGATAGGCGTGTATTTTGATCTACAAAATATCCAGGCGTCTTGGAGTCTTAATCCAACTTCAATGCCAGTTCCTCCTTATGGGAGCGGTTCATTTTCGATCGGTGGATATAGTTATTATATAGTTGACGGCAGAACTCTTGGAATAAATTCTTCAACGGGAAGCTTGTCGTCTTTTAATATTCCATACATTGCCGTAACAAATGCTGCAAACATAGCAGTGCAAAGCGGCGGCAGTATTTACATTGACTATTCTCTTCAGGTCATTCTTAATTATTGGGACGATAGGCCATACCAATATTATAACAGTATGACATTAAGTGTTTCCTGGTCAGATGTTTTGGCGAACATCGTCTGGCAATGGGAAACAGCTGCCGCGCCACCTCCGGGAAGCTTTACGCAGAGCACGCCGCAAATGGTAAGCAATAATGTAAGCTTAAGCTGGACGGCAAGTCAATATGCAGCAGCATATAAAGTATTTAGAGCCACCGGCACCTATACCAACACTTTAACCGGCACCTGGTCACAAGTCGCAAGTGGGGTATCGGGTTTATCGTATACGGATTCCACGGTTTCCGCGGATACAACTTATACTTATTATATCCAATCGAGTAACGAAAGTGGGGCTGCCAACTCTGGCTTGCTAAGCATTCTCACCACACACGCACCATCTGCATTTACCCAGAGCGCGCCATCAATGAGCGGAAGTGCGGTAAGCCTCGGCTGGGCTGCAAGCACATACGCAACATCCTATCAAGTTTATAGGGCGGAAGGCATATATACCAGCACGACAACCGGCAGTTGGTCTCAGGTTGCAACCGGATTGACGGGAACAACCTATTCGGATACGACAATAGTTCTGGGTCATACCTACAGTTACTATATAAAAGCGGTAAACGGCGGCGGAACGATAAACAGTGATTTCAAGAACATCACCACAGCCCCGCCAAGTACTTTCTCGCAACATGAATTATCATATGCTGCTGGGACGTATAATGTTGTAGTCGCATGGGATGCTTCAACATCTGCCGATCATTATAAAGTTTTTAAGTTAACCGGTTATTCGGCTGACCCAAGCACCGGATCATGGACCGAACAAGTTACGACAACATCCGCATTAACCTGGACGGACACAGCGGTTACCCCCGGAGTGACTTACAGCTATTATATAGAAGCATTAAATGTGGCGCTGACCACAAATAGCAATCCACGTCAGATAAGCGTGGGGATGCAACAACAACAGATATTATAATATATAGGTGGAACAAATGTCTAATAAGAAAACAATTGAACTTAAATTTACCGGGGATACTACAAACGAGGCATATATTGATGATTGTGCGGCTTGTAGAATCCTTTGTCCGGACGATGTGGCCTTTGAAGGGAAGAATGTCAACGTACAGCTTGCCGTATTGGAGAATGGTCCCTGGTATGACAACTATGATCGGCTGGGAGATCCGGAACCGGTTTTCTTGGGCCAGTTAAGAGGCGTGCATATAGATTTGTCTGCATTTGCCGATATGCCTTACATCCGGTTTAAGGCAACTGATAGCTCATTAAATGGGAAAAGTGTAATACTTAGCTTTATAGAAGTGAGGTAATATGTCAAGGCTTTTGCTTCTGCTGAGAAGGATAGTAAAAAATAATAGGCGGATTGTGCTAACCACGGCCGCCGGAGATTATCTTTTGCTCCCGGATGGAAGGACGCAGATTGCCCTGCAGATGGAGAGTTCTGTCTTAGTAGGAATAACCACATTACAATTGCCCGATGGTCAAACAAATTTATTACTTGCTGATAACATGACATATATAAGCATTAATAAAGTATATAGCAGTTTATAACAATTTTAACAAAATAGATGAGGTAAGAAAATGGCAACAGAAATAGTGGGTAAGAACGTTGATACGCTTGATCTTCTTTATGACATTGATCTCAACAACGACACGTTGTTGGTCTTAGATGCGAGCGAAACAAATTTAAGTAACAAATTAAAGCGTATAAGTCCTCAAGTAGTGCTGGCGAAAGCCGGATTTCCAACCGCGGTCAACGACATAGGGATTCAAGGGGGGCAAGGATTCGGAGTCGGTATCTGCCCGGCAAGTCTTTTGCCCGCGTATATGATTCCGCTTTCCGGAACGTTCACCATCGGCAACGACAATTATGGAAATTATCTGTGTTTAACCGATAATTCGATAATGGTATGGGTGCCGAAGTTCTATTATAAGTATAATTCTGATAATACGCTTTATATACTAGGCGAGCGCTCATTTGCAAATGAAACAGATGCAAATGCGGCAAGTTTCGCGCTTCATAGATCATTTGTCGACGGCGGATCTATTAAAGAAGGGTTCTTCCTCGATAAATACGATTGGTCAATGACTAATTTTGTTTACAACACCGCGGGCATAGCATCATCGATTAAAAACGGCAATCCAATTTCTTCAGCGGCAACGACAAACAATAATGGAAGCAACGCTTATGCAGGAAGTTTCTCCAATTGTAAAAGCAACGGACAGGCGCCGGCAGATAATCTAGGCGGGGCTTGGGCAGCAGCTAAATCCCGTGGTAATAATTTTGCCGCCACATCAATTTTTATCCTCGATGCAATCGCATTACTGAGCTTAGCACACGGACAAACGGCAACAAGTACCGCATATTGCGCATGGTATGATGGGACTGGGGCCATCAACTTCCCGAAAGGCTGTAATAATACAACCGCTGACGTTAACGATGCAACGGTGACCTTCACAATATGTACCGATAGTTATTGGAGCACGCAAACAGCGGCAAAGAAAACCGGAAGTGGTTCAACTTTTTCAAAGACAACCCACAATGGTCAAAATTGTGGTGTTTCCGATATTAACGGCAATCAGTGGATCGTCGCCCAGGGGCTAACGACCGCCAATGTTGTGGCAAAAAATATCACGGCAATTACCCGCGCCGCTCAAGCAGTTTTTACAATTGCCACACATGGTTACACTTCGGGTATACAGATAATGACAGGCGGCGCAGCAACAACCGAGTGGAATAATTTAATAGGTGGCTCATTCTTTACCGTCAACGTTATCGATGCTAATACTTTTTATTTACAACGTAATTATGACAGCAGTTATGTTAATAGTTCGGGACTATCAGCTGATTATTCCGGAACCGGGTTTACAGCCACCACGGGTAGTTTTTATGCATTAAAAGAAAGCGTTGCTCTTGCGAATGTTACCGGCGGTAATAGCGTAACAACTTCAGATCATTTTAACTCGACATTTATTGCCGCAAACTTTGACCTATTAACGCCCATATTTCGGGATGGGCCTGTCGGTCAATTATACGGGAATAGCACAAATCAAGTATTTGGATTCTCGACAAGCAGAACAACCAATGCTTATAAACTTACAGCTTGTGGATTGCCTTTGAACTATAATTCCGTAAGTCCTAGTGGCACTAATAAATTTGGAACAGATTATTTCTATCAATATATCGTTTCTGAGTTGTGTCCGCTACGCTTCGGCAGTTGGAACAACACGGCGTTTGCGGGTGTCTGGTTTCTCTATTTGGTCAGCTTTCGGACGTACAGCTACAACTCTTTTTCGGCGCGTTCCTGCCTTTACGTTTAAGATGTGGGGATGAGCGGTAGCGAATCCCCTTATATTTTTTTTATGGTGATAGGATAGAAATGGCTGAACATTTATTAATAGTAAAGAAAATTCGGGATATGATTTTGTATAACCACATTATGGTTATGCAATTTCCGAAAAGTGAAAAATATTTGATGGCAAATAAAATAAGGGAGCTTGGATATGAAATATTTGAATCCGCCATAACGGTTAATAAGCGGTTTCACAAAAAGACAACGATCAGCGAGCTTAATGTGAAACATGAAGTTTTAAGACAGTTTGTGAACCTTGCGTTTGAGTTGAAATATATAGATTCTCAAAAGCATAGAGTTTCACAACTGAAAATTGATGAGGTTGGCAAACTTGTTGGTGCGTGGATAAAAGATGAACTACAATAGGATACGAAAAGCGGCAAAAGGGCAATGTTTGACTATGTGTCCGATACGCTTCGGCAATTGGAACAACACGACGAATGCGGGTGTCTGGTATCTCAATTTGAACAACAATCGGACGAACAGCAACAACAATATTTCGGCGCGTTCCTGACTCTAACAAATTATGTCTAAGAGCATTTTCCTCAAAGGGGAAAATGATTGACTCACAATGTTAAAGGGAACATTGTCCTCTCAAAGAAATATGAGAAAATATAACGGGATGATTATTAAAGTATTGAACATTTAGAAATTCTAATCATCCGGGAATTAAAAATGAAAAGATATGGGAATTTGAAAAAGATTTGGTGTAATTACGAAACATTACTCCAGGCGTTTAATGAAGTGAAAAAACGTAAAACATATAAGGATAATTTCTTGCTATATGAGAATAATCTTGCAGTTAACTTAAGCGATTTACTTATAAGACTCGATAACGGTGATTATAATCCCAAACCAGCATATCAGTTTACCGTCCATGAACCGAAAGAACGAGTAATTCAAGCCCCACATTTGGAGGATAGGATTGTTCAGCATGCGTTGTTAATAGCAACCAGAAAAATAATTGAGAAGCGATTCCTTTCGTGTAGTTATGCATGCAGGGAAGGATACGGCACACACAAAGCCAGCGATGGCCTTAAACGTGCTCTGATTAAATATAAAAATCAGGGATATTATCTAAAACTTGATATCAAGAAATATTTTTATAGTATAAGTCATAAACATGTATTAAGACTATTAAAAAGAATAATAAAATGTAAACCAACCCTAAACCTGTTCTCAAAATTTTTTGATAAAGAACATGGCGTTGGTTTGGCGTTGGGGAATGTAACCAGTCAGATACTTGCAAATCTGATGCTTAACCCAATAGATAATTTCATTAAAAGAGTGCTGAAGATTAAAGATTATTTTCGGTATATGGATGATTTTGTTCTGCTCGATGGATGCCGGAGTAAACTTTTTTTCTGTTGGAATCGAATAAAAAGGGAAATCGAAAAGCTTGAACTCAAGCTAAACAGGAAAAGTAAAATAGGAAGTTTGAGAAGCGGGATTGATTTTGTAGGTTTTAAGACCTGGTTTAACATCAGAATAATCAGGAAAAGTTCTCTATTTAGAATAAAGCGGAAACTGAAAAAAGATCCGGACATTTCGCGCATAGCCTCATTCTTAAGCCATTCTAAACGGACAAATTCATTGATCTATGTAGTAAATAAAATCTTAGAAGTTGTACCCGATCAAATTAATTTTGTAAAAACATGGATTATTAACAACAAAAAAGGAGATATATACAATGCGTTATTTCAGTGTTAAAAAAACAGTTCTTGCGCCTCCGCAAGATACCACACTCGGGATCGTCACAAGCGGCGAAATCTCATATATGTATGCCGAAGTAAATGGTTTACAATATTGGGGAGTGGACACCCAGGATCCAAACTTCCTCACCAACCAACATTCCGAATGTCAAGTAGCAGAACTTGATTTTGCAACAATCTCACCAATCCTCTTGACTTGCCCGCTTTATGAGAGCATAAATCAAATAGTGACTGCAAAGATCAGGGCGCAATATAGCGTAGATGATGAGCTGAAACTAAATCGCTTAGCTAATAATGTTGCGAAGACCCAGACCCCACAAGCGTTCATAGATTATAATACTTTTGTTGAAAATTGTCGCGCTTATGGCACACAGTTAAAAGTGGATGCAGGATTAGTGCAGGCGACATAAATAGAATAGTGAGGGGTATTTAACATTAGCGGAGAAAAATGATATGATCTATTCAATCATTGCACTGGCAATAATCTTAATCCTCGTCTTCTATCCTTATCTATCTAAACTATTATTAGATATAGCAGGGAAGAATGTAACGGTACAATCATATAAAGGAATGACTGTATATATTAGCGACAATTATCCAATCATAGGATCCGGGGAATTCTTGGGGCCATTAGGTGCTGCTATCAAACGTGAATATTATACAGATAATGGTAAAAATACAAATATAATTTGTTGGGATGTTACAGCGGCTCAATTTGCTCAAGGATTCCGAGGAACAAATGACATAATCGAGCATGAGGGCGGTCATAATGATCAATACAATAGATATGTGGCTAAATATGGTAAATTTTTAGGATGGCTGTTATGGCTTGGATGGGGCGTATGCAATTATACAGAGCTCCCATTTATAGGGCATAATAATCTTCCGATTGAGAAAGAACCGGAAGCGGATGAAAAATAATTAGGATTGGTGTTACTATGAGTAAAGAATACAAAATAATTGTAGTCATCTCCTGCATCGCTATTGCTTTAGGCGTTTATCTGTACCTAACCATAAGAAACAACAAGATGTTGGAGGCGATCTATAAACAGAATCAATTAGCACACGATACTGCAATGAAGATAATCCAGGATGGAGATGAAACGCTATATCAAAAATATGCTTTCATCCAAAGCAATTTAATTGATAGCGAAAAAGTTCTTAAAAAGAAAGACGAGAAAATACTTTCATTGACCCAGGACAATATTCATTTAAAAGATATAATCTCATCAACTCAAGGACATATAATAAATGTTGGAAAGGATTCCTCCGGATGCCTGCCTTATGGTTCGAAAATAGAATTCAAGGATTCGACTGAATTCTATAAGAATAAGGATACTGTACAGATTAATCCAAAACCGATTATGAAGAGACATACCTATTTTATGCCTTTTGGACAAAGCATCTATCTTACAAGGAATGCAGATGGGCAATGGAGCGGTTATGAAAAATTTACGCCTGATTTTATCAATAAATATTTAACAGTTTCAGATCTGCAGGTATTTGTTGATAGGGATGAGTTCGTGAGAGTTGAAAGTGATATCACTAAGTTTCGGTTAAAGTTAATCCCGGGACTTGGATTATTACAGACGAATACCGATCTTATCGGTTGGAATTTAGGCGCGTTGATTAACAATAAACATTTTTTGCAGTTCGGTCACGGGATCGGAAACTCATGGTTTTTTGCTAATTATGGCTATGCTTTTGATGTCATAAAATGATAAAAATCTGTGTGCCCGAAATGTGCCTAAATTAGAGTTAGAAAATGCGAATTATTTTAATATTAAAGAGTGAAAAAATGCATTATCAGACTGAAAACACTTATTATCATCTAAATACTTATATATGATAGATGCCATTTTTCGCCCTTTCACGGCGGGAATATGGGTTCGAATCCCGTTGGGGTCACAACTAAGTCATTATAAATAAACAACTTACGGAGACGAGAAAAAGGGATAATTTCCAGTGTGCCCATAATGTGCCAAAATCACTTCTTTTTTTGCTGTTTTTTTGAGGGTAGTTCAAACTTATTTAATTCCTTTCGAAGGCTGTTCATATACACTTCCCGGTAATGTTTTTCTGCAGTTGTAATGCTATGGCCGACCAACCGACTGTTTGCTGTTGTATCCATCCCCAGCCCATAAGCCCAGGTATCAAACGATTTCCGGAACGTCCGGGGCGTATAATCAAAACCGTCAATTTCCAAAAACTGTAGATATTTGTTGAAAGCATGAGCTAAAGCATTATGCGTGCTATATTCAATTATTCTACCCTTTCCGATAGCTGAGAGACGTTCTTTAAGCGCTGGTAGTAGTTTTGGATGGATGGGAACGGTAATATGTTTTTTGAGCTTAGGAGAGTAATATTGGTATGCTTTATTTTTCAGGTCAATATCTTCAGCGTTTATGGAAAGAATGTCAGTTGGCCGTAATCCGGTATAAGCGAGAAGATATATGCAGGTTTTAAGATTGCCGTTGGTCTTATCGAGATTGTCAAAGATCCTGTTTATGTGGCCCGCACTGAAAATAATTTTTCTACCAACTTCAATATTTACCTGAACATCTTTACTGATTTTGAAGGGTTTTAGGTACTCGTTTTCGAACAGGAATCCCAGAAACTTTTTTAAGTTCTTCTGAAATCCATAAACATAGTTCTGACTAAAAATCTTCCCGTCCCGGGTTTTCATACTCCGGACTGAAGATAGCCAAAGGTCTGCCAACTGTTTATTTATGGAATTTACCGGATCTTTCTCGTTAAAAGTTTTTTTGAAAACTTCGAAGAAAAGTTCATAATTCTTAATAGTGCTTTTATTTTTATTCCGGTTAATATTCTTGAACATTATAAAAGCGTCGCCAATCAACAAACTACTTTTTAAAGCAGGAAAGTGTGATACAGCAATATTATACTTTATAGTACTTTCAATTTCTTCACAAATTTGATTTGCTTTTTTTATACCTTCTTTTGTCCCTTTCAAGCATGGAGTCGATCCCATCTTTGAAGGTCTGAAATATGTATTTGTTGATTCCCTGATATAAACACCTTGTTGGGGGTCAAACCATTTCAACCATATAAAAGGACTATTTTTTCTTTCGTACCAGCTTGCCACGAACAATCCTCAACTCATTTTTGTTATCGCCGTTTGCTGAAATGCCAAAATTATAGTGAACTATTACTTTGTCGGAGAACAAATCTATTCGATAAATTAATTTTTTTATAAGAATTTTTTGTTCCGGAAGAGGGAGGAATTTAATTTTCTTCGCAGTTCGTATATCTTTAACATTTGCAACCATAGTAAAGGGAGCTAATATATTCTGTCGAGACTGTAAGAACGAGTTGATTTGTTCTGTTATTTCCGCTATCTCTGTTTTTGAAGTTGCACTAAATTGTTTTTCCATCAAAATATCTATTTCGCTTTTAATGGATTTTATCTTGGTATCAACCTCTTTCTTTATTTTGCCGGTATATGATTCAAGGAATTTTTCAAGATTGATATTCCCGGCATGAACCGTTAAATCTGTTAATACGGTTTCATTCACTTCTGTTTGGGGGACAACTTTGCTGCCATTACATTTTCCAGACTGAGCGCCATACATTTGCCTGGTTGTACAAAGATAATAATCCCGCATCTGATCAACTCCGATAGGAAGGCTAACTGTTTTGGCTTTACCTTTGCAATAACCACAGTGGAGAATGTTTAAATTACTTAAGAGATATTCTTTATTATGTGGACGGAGTGTTTTAACAATCAACTGGGAAATAAGTTTTTTTGCAGTTGGAAGATCGATAATGGGTTCATGAGTATCTTTTTCGCCATTTATATACCCGGCATAAAACATGATTTTCTCTTCTTTGAAAATATAGACGAGGGTGCCGGAACTCCATTCTTTACCAGTTTGGGATAAAACTTTTTTATTGTTCAGCTCATAGAGAATGTCGCGCTTACTTCTTCCGGAAAGAGCAAGTTCGTAAATATGTTTTACTACTTTCGCTTCTTTGGGGTTGATAAACGGTTTTTTATCCTTTGCGGTATAGCCGTATGGCATACGCCATCCGGTATAATTTGTCGGGCACATATAACCTCTATTTATTTGTTAGAATTAATTGCTATCTTAATGCTTATATATGATATGCTGCCAAGACGGATAACCCTTAATGCTTATTTAAAGTTCCTCAATAATAATTCTTAATCAACATATGTATAAAGATTGCCGCGTCCAATAGTCCAAAGGGATGAAAAAAGAACTACATCTTTTAACACAGCAACTTTCACTAATCTTATTTTTATGCTTATTTAAAGATCCACTGCAGAATTAAATTATGAACTAAAAATTGATTTTCATCGCTAGGCTAATATTTTTTGTGTCGATATTAAACCCAATATCATACTTTTGGTTATATTCTTTAACTTTAGAGATCGTTTTAACAATCCCCACGATATAAGTTATTAAACCAACACCTATGGAAAGACCAACTATTCCCATAGATGATTTTTTATTTTCAGCTTGGGCAACAGTAATTCCTGGATTATTCATTGTCTCCTTATTATAAACAACTGCAACCATTGCAGATGTAACACATATGCCAAAATAGATCCAGCCGTTGCTTTCTCCTTGAGCTATTAAACCCATCCCCGGTAAAATGGTGGATAGTGTAGTATATAAGAAAACAGATTTCATCTGTGAATTTAGCTGGCTGAAGACCATCGGGGATGCTGTTATGTCAAACTGAACCGCTTGCTTATAAGATTTTTTTGCATCCTCTATCAAATTTTGTTTTAATTGGTCGTTCCCTTGATCGTAATAGATAGAAGAATAGATTTTTTTGTCATTCTCATCTAGATAATTGCCATATTTAAGCGCCAACTCACAATACATAACTGCATTATTATAAAGTTTGTTTTCGTTATAATCTTTAGCAACTTTAATACATAAATTCGAGTATTCATTCCTAAGTCGAGCGCATTGCGCAAGGGTGTATTTTGGAATAAACAGAGTCGTTTCTAAAAGTGAAATAGTATTTTTACAATCATCAATATTGTTACTTTGAAAAATTATGGCCAAGTAATCGTCATAAAGGATATCGTAAATATCTTCATCATTGGGAGAATATTTAATGACTATATTGAGTTCAGAAATACTTTTATAATATTCGCCATCTTTGTAAAGTTGTTTCGACCTAAGTTTAGAGATATCACTTTTTAATTTTGCCACCTCTTTTCCGATAACTTTAATATTTTCATCTAATATCTTGATTTCGTTTTGCTTTTCCTTTAATATTTCTCCTTCCTCTCTAGGTAAGTCCCCATAATATTTTACTAATGTGGCCGCACCGAGAACCGTTTCCGCCGTTTCTGTCCTAATATAATAATGGTACCCCTCATAAGCGTCAGCAAGAAGATAATACTCTTTTTTAGGAGAAGTAATAAAAATATTTCCACGATTAATCATTGTGCCAGGTGAACCTAAAATATTTTCTACCGGCAAAGCCACGCCCATAAGCTGGATAACTGCTCCATCATAATAAATACCTTTGATATCCCCAAATATCCTATAAAGAGGATGTTTGGATTGTATCTCATTCACTTTTTCGGTAGCGACATCTCTTAGGTCTTTGTAGTTATATAGTATCGTCTCTAGAGAATCAATATCTTGCGCAATTAGTAGAGATGAGACGAATAAAAAGAAAAAGAATATTTTAGCTTTCATTTCTTCCCCATCGAATTATAATTAATACATCAAATTACAAAAATAATAAAATGAAATGCCAACGTTAAAATTATAATAAGATAAATCTAATCTATATCTTTTAAATTAACGAGATATTTCTAGAGAAGCATTTTCATCTTTATCATCAATTTTATTATACAACACACTTAATATCAAGTTTTTATTTTCGAGAGTGATATTATCTTTCAATAACGCAGTGAGCAATAATTTCATTTCCTTATTTTCTTCCTGTAGATCATACATGCTTGCTTTCAAATCACGTATTTCATTTCTAAGACTGATTATGTCCACATCATATGGACGTTCTATTTTTTCTTTCACCCCAATATCTGTATTCAAAAAAGGTTCCCCCTTGCCAGTCAATAACCAATTAAGATCGAGTTTATAATCACTTTTTTCCCGAAGCTCTGAAAGAAGTTCGCCTCCCAAAGTACTCGTACCATTGAAATAACGCGTAAAAAAAGTTTTCCCTTTACCCATTTTCTCGGCAAAATCTTTTAAAGTAGGATAATTATTCTTTACAAATTCCTTTAATTTGTGCCCTATTTCTTCTTTTTTATTCAAATAGAATAATTATTTTATTTTTTACTTGACAAAATAGCATAATTCTACTATAATTGTGTTAGGTTATTACAACAACATGAGAACATAACAAAATGAAAACTTATCAAAGACTTGTTTACTGGTTCCTTAGAAAACAGTTTATTCCAGCAATACAAGCAAAAGCAATCGCAATTAAAAACATAAAATAATTTTATAACAGCATAAGAATATAATATTATGGAAAATAACGAAAAAGAAATTGAGAAAAAAGAAACAATAAGCGCCGAGATTCTAAGAGAACATCACAAGCTGATTAAAAAAATCGCCATCGATGTTGACAAAGAAATCAACGAAGTATATGCTGAGATAATCCCTTTGGGTATTTCCGAATATGCTAAACGTAATTCTCTCACTTCTGATACTAATTCATAACATGAAAAATTTGCTAAGCAAAATAATATTCAAATAAAATTCACAAAAGGGAATCCATTCGAAATGAGATCGCAACCGATAAAACGAAAAGAACCAAGAAGACCAAAAGAACTTAAAAAGTTGATTGGAGATAATCTTGAATATTTTGGGCGTTTTTACATGGATATGATAATGGCAAGCGGTTTATTGCGCAAAGGAACAGAGCGCCGAGAAAAAGTTCAAGAAATACTAAATGAGTTTCTTAGAGGTACATGTTTAAGTAAATATCAATAATTCACGAAAACACTACATTCACAAATAAAAAAAGGAAGGTTGTATGAACGCAGAAAAAAAATATTGCATTCTTCCCATATTAATTCCCACTGAAATTGATTACGACAAAGAGTCGGTAGTCTTTGAACATCTTCAAGGGAGTTACGCTTCGAATTATACTACTCAATACACAGTCGCAAAACTCGATAGATACCCGAAACAAGTTCTTGAGATCTTAGAGTTATTCAGTGCTATATTAAAAGATGCACTTGATAATTATATCAAGAACATTCGCAACACATCTGGAGATCTTTATCGTGACGTCCTACAAAAAGATTTAGCCCCTAAACTTGCAAGCAGCAAAAATGCAGTTCAATGCTGGATGAACGCAAAAGATATTACCGGCAAAAAACTTGGAGTCGGCGATCTAGTGCTGCTCATGTTTTTAATGAATGACTTCTCAGCAATAAAGTCTCTGAATTATTATTGTGAAAAACTGGAAGGCTTAAATGTTATTAGTAATTGATAAAGAAAAATATTTCTTCGAATTAGGGTTGTTGAAGATGCATGGATATATCAACGAAGATCTGACGTTAACTGAATTAGGAATTGCTAAAAAAGAAATAATAAAAGATATGTTCCCACATAAAGTAATTGAAGAACGCAATGAACTTAGAATTTCTTAAAACGGATTCACCGGTATTTTGGGAAGGTGTAAAACTTGGACTTATGATGTCGGCTTTTACTCAAAGCCAAAAAAATGATCCCATGCTAAGCGAACGACAAGCAGCTCTTAAATTCGGAATGTCTTCCGAGCAGTTTAGAAAGACATTTGTATTTATTAAAGATCCGGAAATTGCACCCGTAACAACTCATATCCCAGGCAGGACAAAATACACCAGAAAATATTTGCTTAGCGATGTAAACTTATTGATTGAGAAACACAAAAATAAATTTGATTATCAAGGTTGGGAAAAGAAAAAAGTTACACATAGATATTTTTGAATAACTTAAGGGAAGGGAGTTATGTTTGAAAAAATTATAGCAGCATGCGCAGGACTAAAAAAATGGCAGATAGAAGAGCAGCTTTGGAAAATGTATTATGGCCGGTCATCAAGAAAAATGAAAACCGCAATATTCAGATTTGCTAAGAATAATAATCTTATGTTGGCAGAACCATCAATTGATTAAACAAAAACATTCATAAAGGGTAATAAAATGCATTCACTAAAATTAATCAAATCCACGGTACATTTAGATAACGGCTATGGAAAGCCGGTATGTGACTGTAATGCACGCGGCAAAACAGTCAGAATGGGGGAGGGGATTTATTCTTGTGAGGGGTGTAAAGTAAAATATGAAGCGGCCAAAGAGAAACAAAATCAAATAGACTCTCTTAACCGCTTGGAACAAGACATATTAAAGCAGTTATATGTTTATAAGAATAAACCACGTAATCTTGACCCAGAAACAGAAAAAAGTCTCAAGAGTCAACAACTTGCCATTCAAAAAAGAAAGACAAAAATAATTAACTCTATCAACACTGTTGAAAGTGAGATTATGTCCAATTTAACGGCTCATCAAATATATAATCAATGTATGGGGGAAATAAGATGAGTGGAGAGCAGAAAGATAGCTTGGTGACTACGGTAAGCCAGGCAAAGATAGACTCCTCTGGTGGACTTGCAAAATTGTTGGCAATTGCCGAGGAACAAACAATTAGTCTTATCCCAAAGACCATCACCTTTGGCACAAGACCGGAACTAATATTAACAGCACATCTCATATTCGTAAACACAGTTTTGGGAGATAGGTTCTTTTATAATAAGGACCGGCAAAAAGTAACCTACAAAGAAAAATCAAATGGGGATATTTACCTGGTTGATAAAGAATCGGGTAAATATGCGCTTAGTAACAGAAAATTGAAAGAAATAGCCGACGCCGCGAACATCACAACAGTTGATCTTAATAGAGTAGGAGAGATTGAACGTGACGAAAATGGAAGGATAAATTATGTAAAATATAAACTAATTTGGGAACGTCTTGATATTGACGGTACACTCAAAAAAGGAGTTGCCGAAGGATTTTATTCTTTCCAGGCACAGGTTGATAAAAAGAAAAAAGAGGATGAAAAGGAAGGGACTACAAGTTTTTTGGATAAGCAACGCGGAGATGGGGAAAAACTTGCAATCGCCAACTGTTATTCAAGAGCTATTCGGGATGCAATTCCTCAGATGCCTAATACATTCACTCTAGAAGAGTTGAAAAAACCTTTGTTGATTCCTTCGGTGACAAAAGATCTTTCAAAGCTGATTGAGAAATATCCTCGAATTGAAGAGGCGCTATTGGCTAAAGAACTTGGTATATCTGATCTGATGTATGGGGCTAAAAGTGAAACTATTTTTCAGCCAAAACCCTTAGTCATCCCACAGAACAATGCCGATAATACTGAGATTATTCCAGATCCGGAAGATAAAAAAAATGAATCACAGAACGTTGGCAGTCCCAAAAATGAGAAAGCTGAAACCATGCAGCCCAAACCCACAGAGGAGAAACTGTCTAATACAGCAAGTGATAAAAAAGCTGAATCACAAATTAGTAATCCAACACCACAAGAATTAAATAAGATTACTGCGAAGGAGTTTGAAGATCAGACGCCTAAGATTCGTAAGGAGAAGATTGAAGAACTCTTAAAGCAAAAAGGTAAAGTCTGGACCGGTAAGCATCCGATTGAAAAGTATAACGCAACACAACATATAAAATACATAGAAGATTTATTAAATATGCCGGACACAAAATAATGGCAGAAGAAATAAATAGATGCACCGGACATTGTTGTAAAAAATTCACTTTACAACATACACCTAATAAATTAAAACTTTTATTTATCGGGAAGGGCAAAGCAAATTATGATGGGGGCGATCATCAATTTGATTCGAAAAAAGTTCAACAAATTTTTCTAATGGTTAAGTTTTTAGGAATGCAAAAGACTGACCCAGCCACAAATGATGAATTAATTAATGAGGTTCCTGTATATTCTTGCAGAAATTTTAATACAGTGACAAATAATTGTGATATCTACGAGCATAGGCCTAAGATATGCAGAGATTATCCTAATGGAATCAAATGCAGATATACAGGTTGTACAAGAACTGTAAAAAAAGAACCGAGAGACCATGAATTATACGAGAAAGAAAATGTTAGATGATCTTGATATAACATTGTTTATAATCTCTTCAATATTGGTATATAGCGGATTCATAAGGGGAATAATTGAATATTCATTCAAAAGGGAGATAGATTAAACCATGCATGAGCGCTCACATATTTAGACGGCCCCCCACGTCGAAAATATTGCAAGTGCATGGTTTTTAATTTAAAAGAGACAGCAAATGAATAAAATACCTATAGAAGAACTGATTGGCAAAAAATATGGGATGCTTGAAATAATGGCTGAAGTAAATCCACATATTAAAGCGGGCGGACAAATAGAAAGAAAGATGTTTTGCAAATGTGATTGCGGGCAATATGCATCCATAAAACTTGGACAACTTAGAATAGGTCATACTAAAAGTTGCGGTTGTAGAGAAAGAATGACTCATGGTCTGACAAATCATCCATTAATGGATACTTGGTACAACATGAAACAAAGATGCTATTACCCTAAATCAACGTTTTATAAAAGATATGGCGAGAGGGGAATAAAGGTTTGTGATGAATGGAAAAATAGTTTCATTTCATTCTACAATTGGGCGATTAAAAATGGTTGGTCTAAAGAACTCAAAATTGATCGAATTGAAAATGATGGAAATTACGAACCTTCTAATTGTCAATTTGTGACCAATAAGGTTAATTGTCGAAATACAAGCAGGACACTCCTGAATGAAGATGTCGTTAAAAAAATTATTCAGCTAAGAAAAGACACGGGTTGGGGAAGAAAAAAGATTGCGGATGCTTTAGGCTTAACAGTAGGAGCTGTTGGCGGCGTAATATATCGGAACACTTGGGACTAAAAATATAAGGGAATTCATAAATGATAAAAATTCTTACCACTGGTGATTGGCATATCGACGGAGAATCAAAAAATCAAAAGCTTAGATATTCTCTCGATCAGATTGTCGAATATCTCGCTACAAATAATGTTGATTATATGGTGCATAGCGGGGATATGTTCGACACTCCGCGAATGTTTAAAGAAGGATCCGGAGTTGATTTAGCTTTTGAATATTTGCGCAATATTTCAAGACTTGTAAAATATGTAGCAATTACTCGCGGAAACGCTTTTCATGATGCAGCCAGTTCTATTTCCTTGCTGCATAAAATAGAGCCAAATATTTTAGCATTTGAACAGCCGGTGATGTTGGGGTTTTTTAATGATGGATCGGGGACGACATACACCGATCTTCTTAGATCCGAATATCAGAAGATTGCTCAAGAAGGTTTACGGCCGGAAATCATTATAAACATGGTCCCTTATCCGACTAAATCTGCTTTTATAGCGAATCAGAGCATAGAAGCAAATAATAAAGATTTTGGTGAGATATTCGACGGTTTAATGATGGCGCTTGGTATGATTAATAATGCTTTTGATTGTCCTAAAATCATGGGATTTCACGGCAATATTCAAGGTGCTCGGCTATCAAATGGACAGACCTTGAGCCAGGGTGATTTGATTATATCCCCGAGCAGCCTTCAAAAAGCTAGTTGCAATTATTATGCATTATCTCATATTCACATGTATCAGACAATTCTTCCCAATATGATTTATTCCGGATCTATACAAAATAAAAATTGGGGTGAAATTGAACAGAAAAGCTTTCAAGTAGTAAAGTTTGATAATGACGAGATGGAAATAGAAAGAGTTCTTTTAAAAGGATCCAGGCCGATGATAGAAGTATTGGCTGAGTTTAAGGATGGGAAGATTGTTTACAATACTGAAATCCCCGAGAATGCAGAGGTCCGTATTCGCTGTAAAGTTGCAGAAGAAGAAAATTGTCTTCTTACTGATGAGAAAAAAGAAGAATTTACAAAACTACTTGGAGAGGATAAACAAGTAAGATTTGATTCTGAAATTGTCCCTAATCAGAGGGAAAGCCGGTCCGAAACGATCATGGAAGCAAAAACCCTTGAAGAAGAAGTTATTGAATACGGGAGGGTGACCGGGCAGGAAGTTACCAAATCCATTCTTGCAAAAATTGATATCGTAAAACGGAGAGCCGCAGAAATCATGGCGGTAAGCGAATGAGTGAAGAATTAAAGGGATGGATTTTAATGGGATTAATGTTCGCTGCATTTATAGCGCTTTGTGTTTTGGGGTATTACCTCATGGTAAAATGGTTTGAACTAAATCAGGATTAATTTTTTTTAACTCCGGCAAAGGAACAACTAATTAAAAGAATTAGCGCTTTGTAATTTGTAACCTTTGCCGGAGAAACTTATTCACATGAAAGGAGAGAGGGATTATGACAAAAAAGATGCTTAAAAAGAATGTGGGCTCTAAAAATCCACCAAAGGGCGGGAGTGGAGTTGCTTTAAGTAATCAGCATTTGGTAAAAAATTCTATATTAAAAACAATTAAGAAATTACAAGTTTCAAAAGACGACATACTCATAGTCATAGGCGAAAATTCGTCTATTCATCTTCAAAGATTACGTCAAATTATTTCTAAAGTAATGGGATTTGATGTATTTATAATTGGCTTAAAAAAAGAATCAGAAATAATAAAATTGTCGCCTGAAATGTTAGATGGATTGGGATTAAAGAAGAAAGATTAATGCGAATACTTTCTTATTGGGATGCGGAATTAAGGAATTGGCAATCGCGGGCATTTGATGACACGCTAACCGAGTTTATGCGCGGAGCAAAGAATTATCTTTGTGAGGCAACCCCGGGATCTGGTAAAACTCGTTATGCTTTAAGATTTGCTCATAGATTATTAACCGGCAATCATATTAAATTTTTTATAGTCTTGGTGCATACTGATCATTTGAAAAGACAATGGGCTATTGATGCTGATAAATATGGGATTGACCTGGATCCGGATTTTGTGGTGATGAATGGATATCACGGAATAGTAATTACCTACCAAGCTTTAGCAAATCAATTAATTAGAACACGTCAGATTGTTGACAGCATCCCTACATTAATAATTTCAGACGAAATACATCACGCTGGCGAAAACCTAACATGGGGCAATGCACTAAACAATGCTTTTGAAAATGCAATATTTAAACTATCCCTTAGCGGTACACCTTTCAGAGAAGACAATCATAGAATTCCTTTTGTTAAATATGTGGATGGTATAAGCCATGCCAACTTCACCTATGGGTATGCCGAGGCGCTTACCGATGGGGTCTGCAGACCGATTTACTTCCCGGCGTATGATGGCATCATGGAATGGAAAACAGATCGCATTAGATACATTCATTCATTCACAGATATTCTAAATGATGAAAAATCAAGCGAAAGATTAAGAACAGCCCTTTCCGCTCGGGGGGATTGGATGAGACATATTATTACTGATGCCGATATTAAGCTAAATGAAATCCGGAAAACTCACTCAGACGCAGGCGGGTTAGTTTTTGCAATAGATCAAAAACATGCCCGAAAAATAGCTCTGCTCATTAGAGAGGTAACAGATGGCGAAATGGTTTCAGTTGCCATTAGTGACGATAAAGAAAGTAGTGATGTCATTGAAATGCATTCAAGGGGTAACCGAAAATGGTTGGTATGCGTGAAAATGGTATCTGAAGGAGTTGATATAAGCCGATTACGAGTAGGAGTATATGCAACAAATGTTAAAAGTGAAAAGTTTTTCAGGCAGGTTGTTGGAAGATTTGTTCGGATCATAAAAGGGCTTCCGGAACAGAACGCCTATCTATATATTCCTAAAGATGTTGAACTTTTGGAATATGCTTACCAGATTGAAACCGCCCGGGAACACGTGCTTTCAGAGCGAAAAAGATTTGTTCAAATTAATTCCTTTATAGAAGAACAGAAAAAAGATCCTAAAGAATATGAGGCTATAAGCGCTCACGTAACCGAGAAAACACAAGTCCAATTAAGTTTATTTGGGAGTAGAGTTGCCGGGGCTTTTGGACTTCCAGCAAATCTTGCTAATCAGATCTCTTCTAATACCAGGGCTATGGTAATTGCCTCAGCAGACCCATCTTTTAAACAACTGGCAGCATTTCAGAAGGAAGCCGCACTCAGAGATGATATTACAGGTCTAAGCCGTCAATTAGCTCGCAAATGGGCCGGGTGCAACGCTGTTATTGTGGATTGGGATAAACCACATAGAGAATGGATTGCAAATGGTGGCAAACCTATCGAGCAGGAAACTATTATAGAGTTGAAAAAAAGAAAAATTTGGCTGAGGGGTCAATTATGAGAATCGATAACAATACTTTTAAAATAGAATCAGAAAAACAAGATAATGGAATTTGGGGGACACCAATTAATTGCGTGTTTATTGATAGATATATTCCATTAGACGAGAAAACAATGCTGCTTGAAAGTGCAATTGTAGTGGCGGTTGCAGAATATTTTAAACGAAACTTTGAGATAAGAAATTCCAATAAAGATGGCTTTGGCATATGGTTTGATAACAAAAATCACAAAGCATTATTATGGCCAGTGGCTATAAGACATGAAGATTGGGAACTACAAGACGATATATTGATTTTTAAAAAATATAAATAAAACATAACATTAATTTGCTTTTATATGTTAAACTAATTATTTTACAATTATTCGTTTAGAGGTTATATGAGTGCTGCAAAATTATCTTTTCATTTAGAACTAACCGATCAAGAAGTACCTCAACTTATCAACTGCAATATTTATGATAGTGATCATCATACAATACTCGGGCAAATAACCGATTATGATAAAGACACTTGTCTTGCAACCGCTTCATTAACTGAAGAGGGGATAAAAATACTTTCCAACTCCAAACAACCGGCAATAGATGAACACTCTACAAAAGATTATCTATCGAAAGAAACTGCCGAAGAATTCACAAATATTTTCCAATTCACAAATAATAATTAAGAAGGTTATATGGACATTCTTTTTTTAAGATTAAAAGGCGCAATAGGAATTAAAGATGGTCTTGGTTTGGACCAGGTAGAAATTCCTTTCTATAAATTTTCCCCGGGGATAATCTATTTTATTGGCACCAACGGAAAGGGGAAAACGACTGTAATCGATAATATGCATTTTTACCGCTGCCTAGCTTCCAGAGACGAAAATCTCGCTGAACATTTCATGCTTAAAGATTCTGGGCGTACGGTAATAGCTTATTATAAAGGCAATATCTACAAAAGTGAAATTCTTATTGATGGGATTACCAAAGCCAGCGAAGCATATCTTTATAAATTGATATATGAGGGTGATGTCCTTCCTTTAACCACTTCCGAAGTTAATTGGGAGGCTCAGTTATGGGACACGCTGAATGATGGCAAGCTTGGTACATATGATAAAGCTGTATTAAAACTTATGGGGAGTAAAGAAATATTTTTTAATAGTAGTTTCAGCGCTGCAGAGCAAAAAGGAATTGCCGGGTTAAAAGTTGCAGGCAGAAGAGACATATTCTATCAGATGACTAATCTTAATGGATATGAACCTCTATGTAACATTGGTAAAACATTCCTAAACGGAGATAAAGCGGAGCGGGAGCGCCTCACAAAATCGGGGATTGATAAAAATACCGTTTATGAAAAAACTAAAGGTCTTTATGAAGAGCAGCAGAGATTAGAGGGTGAAATAAAATCTCTCAATGATATAAATGATCGACTTAATGTTACTTCCGAATCTATTAAAGAGATGGTATTAGAGAAATCAGGAAAAGAACAATTGATCGAAACTCTTAAGCGCGATCTTGACAGAACAAATTATGATATAGATGTCATTAAACAAAATATTGCTAGGTATGAAGAGCGTTCAAAACAAAACATCCTGAATATTGAATCTAAAAAACAGAAAGAATCTTTATTAAATGACGCCGAACTCAATAATACTACCGAAGTCTCTGATCTTGAAATTGAGAGGGATTCTAAAATAGAGCAATTCGATCAAGGTAATGAATTTCTATCAGAAATAAATAGATTAACGCTTGCCGCGGAGAATACTCATAAGAACGACCTTGAGCAGAAGGGCTTATTAAATAAAAAGAAGTCTGATATTGGGAAAGAGATTGAAACGGTAACCACTGAAATTGCTGAATATGAAAAAGAATTTACAAGAATAGATAAAATATGTAGTAATTCTACTAAAATATCCACTAAAATCGCAGAAAGGGAAGTAGTTGTAAAGACAATAAATGATCTTATCACCGAAGAAACTCGACTGGTTGCCGCCAAAAGCGCAAAGCAGGAATCCGAGAAAACGCATCTTGAGGCTCATAATTTACTTATAAGTGAATCTAAAAAAACTGAGCATGAGATTGAACTTAAAGATGCCAAAATATTACAATATGAAGGGGAAATTAACAAAATAGAAAATTCAGGTTGTGATTCTCCAACTAAGGGGTCATCCTGTTTATATTTGCTTTCAGCTCATCAAAGTAAGACCGATTTACCAAAACACATAGAAGAAAAAATAAAACTTTTAGAAGATCTGGCAAGTTCTAAGCTCAAAATCCAGAATTCCAGAAAACTCACTGAAATCATAGAAAATGAGATTAAAAATATTAATACTTTATTGGAAGAAATCAAGCCTAAAATAAAGGAAAATGCTTCTGTCTTAGCCGAGTTAGATAAAGAGAACTGGGTTAAAATCAATGAAGAATTAACACAAGCTGAAACCACTAGAAATAATCTCAATTCTAAGAAAAAAGCCTCAAATATTCTTTTATCTGATAAAAATAGAAGTTTAAAAGATTATAAAGAACAATTAAATAAAATAGAAATTACCTCAATAGAAAGACTGCAAGAGCATGGGAAACAAATAAATAATCTAAACAACCTAATCCAAAAAGAGAAAGAAAAGATACAAGTAAGTTATTATGAAAAAATTGAGGATCTACACAAAAACCATTTTGAGAAGGTCAACGTTCTAAAACGTGAAATTGAAGATTTAAACAGCAAAATAGATAATCAATTGGTTTCAAAGTTAAACAATATGAACGCAGATCTGATGATTAGTGAGACGAAAAAGAAAGAATTAACCGAAACTCAAATATCAACTGAATTGGCATTAAAGGAGTTGACTACAAATGTTGCATCTTCAAATCAAAAACTTAATCAGAAGCAAATAAACCTCGATTTAATAGAATCCCTAAAAGCAGAATTACAATTTGTCGAGCGAGATATAAAAGATTGGAATTTTTTGGTTAATGCCTTTGATAAAACCGGTATACCCATCTTGAAAATGGAGAATCTTTCCTTTGATATTACAAACACTATTAATGAATTACTCTCAATATTTGATAATAAATTCAGGATAACATTTGAAACCACAAAACTGAAAAAAGATAAATCAGATTTCAAAGAAGTCTTTGATATAAATGTTGTTGATTCAAATGGTTCTTGCGAACTAAAAAAGAAGAGTACCGGCCAAAAGGTATGGATTGAAGAAGCTATTCAACTGGCGGTCACACTAACCAATAAGAAAATAGGATGTGACATTCGGACCGCCTGGATCGACGAGAAAGATGACGGGCTCGCAGAGGAAAATGCAACAAAGTTTATGACAATGGTCGAAGAATTTTATAAAAAGTCCGAAGTCAATAAGGCTTATGTTATTACTCACAGGAAATCATTGCAGGATTTAGCAGTACAAAAAATAATGTTCGAAGATGGGTATTTGGATTTTGTTTATAACTGAGAGATTAAAGTGGCTCATATAAATAAAAATAGCAAAAATTATCAGATGCGACTTAACAACACTAAAATATTTGCGAAAGCTTTTTTCAGCGGCAAAGTAGGGATATATCGCGAAGTTCATAATAACAAAAGCATAGCTTTTTATGTATCAAAAAGCATTAACAAACAAACTATTGAAGAGACGGTTTCATTTAAAGAATTAAGCATAAGGGCTAAGGGTGCATGATGAACGAGCGACCAATACTTTTTTCAACTCCAATGATTCAAGCCATTTTAGGGGGAGAAAAAACACAAACGAGAAGGATTATTAAAACTAAAATCCCCATTAAAGATAATTGGGTTTTCTGGTCTGCAACTGATCAAGTGGATAGGAGTATTACCGGCAAACATTACTTTGCTGATCCTAAAGAAGTATGTAATAAAATCGGAGAAAATTGTACGGAATATTTTACCGCAAGATATGGATATGCTGCTGATCAACTTTGGTGCAGAGAAAGTTTTGTTCCCAATTATGATGACGATGGAAACCCTGCTTATAAAGCCAATTGGAATAAAACGGCAGCCGAACTTATACCGGCACCTAAATGGAAACCGAGTATTCACATGCCGAGAAACATTTCAAGGATCCAGCTCGAGATAACCGATTTGAAAGTTGAACGGGTACAAGATATTACCGAAGAAGATGCGATGAAAGAGGGGATGCGAATAGATTGTTATAAATCTAATAATGGACGTGCAGCCATTCCGTTGGTCAGAATTTCTGGAAAGTTCTTGCCGAAGGATTATGGAGATCCCTATAAATATAAAAGTTATTTCGCAGCTCTTTGGGATGAATTAAATAAAAAACGCGGATATGGCTGGGAAACAAATCCTTTCGTATGGATAATAACCTTTAGGAGGATAAAATAAAATGGCATTTTCATTAAACAAAATCATGCTTATTGGAAATCTCGGGAATGATGCTGAGACCAGATTTACAACCAACAACAAATCGGTAACATCTTTTTCAATCGCCACCGTTAACTCATATAAAGGGAAAGACGGCAACTATATAAATGAGACTACATGGCATAATTGCGTTTCATGGGAGCTATCAGACTTCATGAAAGAGGCACTCAAGAAAGGCAAAAAGATCTACGTCGAAGGAAGATTATCCAAACGAGATTACACCGATAAAGACGGAGTTAAAAGATACGTTACTGAAATAATCTCTGAAAAACTTATTCCACTTGAGAAGCAAGAAGGATCCGGCAGCCAACAGCACCAGGAAAGCTCGCCGGGATATAGTAGCAAGGGTGAGATTCCGGACGAAAGCACAAATACAGATGATGATCTCCCATTTTAAATAAACATTTAATCAATTTAGGAATTACAATGCCAGCGAAAACTATGAAAACCCCTGAATTTGTTTTATATGATAAAGAGAGAAATTTTTATTTATTAAAAACAGGATGGACGACCAACAAGGGATATGCGCGAAAATTTTCTGAAGAAGCCGCCAAAGCAGAAAAAGATACAGCGGCATATAACGGAATAGTTCTTACAATTATGCCAGCAGGCGGAAAGAGGCGATTAATATTATGTCTGGATTAAGAATGATGGGAGATTACCTCACTGCACAAGACTATGGGTATAATCGAGCCATTGACGAGATAACCAATAAACTCGAAGATGCTCGCCTGCGGCCATTGCCGGAGCTACCAAAAGACGAGGTACAAAAAGACGGTTTATAATACAATCGGAAACAAAAGATTATGCCGCAAAAAACAATTTATAAATTCCTGAAATTTGAAGAAGGGATTGTTGATACAATAAACTGCTGGAAATGCATGAACAAAAAGTCCGGAGCTATCTTGGCGTGTATTCAATGGTATCCAAAATGGAAAGAACATATATGGAGCCAATATATACCGGATGCAATTTTTAATAATACATGTTTGCTCGATATTGCGGATTTCTTAACACAACTTAATACTGAAAGAAAGGGCATAAAATGAAACTTTATACTTATAAACCGGAATTCTTAGAACAAAAATATGAATTTTGGACAGGACACATATCCGATTCTTTTAATAAATGCTTCCGTTTTTATCAAATCAGAGATATGATAATTCCTTTATCGGATGTTAATGGGGAAATAATAGACAAAGCAAATTCAATTAATCCCGCCAATAAAGATGAAATAAATGAATTATTAAAATTATCTCGCGGGCAACATGTATTTGAATTCAATGATTTATGGTTGCAAAGATATCTAATCCCTTTAATTCCATGTCGATTAAAGTTATTTGAAAAAGAAAAGGATGAAGATATTTATTATGAATATCTTGATAAGGCTACAAAACACAATAACGATATACATAGGGAGATGATAGAATTTTTGTTTGAACAGAATGCTTATGAAGGCTTTCTAAATCATCATGTTGGAAGAAGTAATTTATTGTCATTAATTGAAAAAACCGTAACTGGGGAAATAAAATAAATTGAATATAATTTTTCTTGATATCGATGGCGTGCTTACTCAAAATTCTATGAGCAATGTTTTCAACCCCAAGAATGTTCAAGCTTATAATAAATTACTTTCAGAATTGCCGGATCTTGAAATAGTAATAACCAGCAACCGAAAAGTAAGGGGAATGCGATTAGTGCATTTTAAAGAATTATTTAACTATAACCATGCAACAAGTACGCGGATAATTGGAGTAACACCATTTTTGGGGGTCGAGGATCCGGGTAGTAGTTTAATCGCATCTGTTTTAGGTAGGGGTGCAGAAATTAAAAAATATATGGAACATTATCTTTTAAACCCGCGGCATACAATAGAAAGGTTTGCCATTATTGACGATCAACCCGAGGAATTACAATGCTATGATTTTGCAAAGAAGCTTTTTTTAACAAAGTTTTCCACGGGATTAACTCTTGAAATAGTTGAAAAAGTTGTTCAATATTTTAATGAATGCGATCAAAATTGAGCCCTCTAAAATCACAAATATTGGGAATATCGCTTGCTTTATCAACCGCAATTGGTTGCATCTTCTATGAAAAGATTGTTCAGAATTTTTCTTATTTATTCTTTTTGATGATATGGCTTTGTGAAGGATTAACTCTATTTATTTTAGGTTCATTAATCTTCAAGAATGATATACTAGGTGATTTTCATAAATTCCAATCAGATTCAAAATATTGGATTTGGGCATTATTATATGTAGCAACCTGCATTACTTCATTATTGTGGTATGAAATCACAAGAAATCAGAATGTTATGGTAAGTTCGATTTATGAAATCAAATATATTGTAATGATGGCTATTCTATATATTCTTTTTGGAGACAATAGATTTACTCTTAATACATTTATTGGATTAGTTTTTGCAATAATCAGCATTTATTTTATTTCTAAATCTTAGAGGAAATTAATGAAATTAAACATTTCAAAAAATTTAGTCTTACCGAGTGACGTTATTACTCAAAAAAATGCATTCATGGGAAGAACGGGTTCGGGCAAAACTTATGCATTTGGTAAGCTTGCTGAAGAAATGCTTCGTTTGGGCATGCAGGTTGTTATCCTGGATCCCGTGGGTGTTCATTGGGGATTACGTTTGGCTGCGGATGGCAAAAGTGATGGCATAAAGACAATTTATGTTTTTGGCGGTCTTCATGGAGACATTCCGATAGAGCCTGGGGGCGGAAAACTTATAGCAGACTTTATAGCCGATAAACATGTTTCGGCAATAATAGACGTTTCACAATTTGAAAGTGATGCCGACAAAACAAGGTTTGCAACCGAGTGGGCTGCCCGTTTCTTTTTTCGATACAAAAGCAAGCCTTCGCCGGTTCATCTTTGCCTGGAGGAATGCCAAGAATTTATTCCCCAAAATTCGCAAAAAGGCGAGGAGCGGATGGTTCACGCTTTTAACCGGATCTGGAAGCTAGGCAGAAACTTTGGGATTGGAGGCAGCTTAATTTCCCAGCGACCGCAGGAAGTAAATAAAAAAGCCTTAAATCAAACAGAGTGTTTTTATGCATTTCAAATGACAGGCCCACACGAAAGGAGGGCTATTGAAGATTGGATGAAAGAAAAAGGTGTTGACACTTCAATTGCTGACGATCTTCCTAAACTTGAAGTTGGTACATGTCGTATCTGGAGCCCTCAATGGTTAAAAATTTCGAAACAGATAAAAATTGATCAGAAGTGGACTTATAATGCATCCAGTACGCCCGAGTTTGGAAGCAAGCCGATAAACATTAAACCACTTGAACCCCTTGAAATAGAGAAGCTTTCAGAAGAGTTAAAATCAACAATAGAAAAAGCAAAGGCGGCGGATCCGGAAATCCTCAAAAAACGTATCCATGAGTTAGAAAAGGAGAATAAGGGACATTTACAACAAAAATCAACGATTATAGAAACCGATGAATTAAAAATTCTAAGAAATGAGAACAACTTGTTAAGGTTAAAAATAGAAAAGACCATGAATTTCGGTGATAATCTTCTTAAATTATTCAAAAAAAGCATAGACAAAATTCAAGAAACCGTTCCTTTTCTTATCAATAAAATAGGCGATATCACATCGGACAATCTTTTACCAGCAGAAACCCAATGGCAAGAATTTAAAATTGACAATCATCCTTCTTCAAAAACATATGACTATTCACTTGTTGCTATAGGGAAGGACGGCAAAGTATTAAAACCGGTTTTTAGTAGAAATCCCGCAGATATTGCTTTGAAAATGGGTAACGATCTCAAAAATCATTATAAAAACGAATTTGAAATCGGCAAAGGTGAGAAAATAGTCTTAACCGCCATAGCCCAGCATGAAGATGGAGTAGACCGCGAACAGCTAACCATATTAACCGGTTATAAAAGATCATCCAGGGATGCTTATCTACAGCGTTTAACACAAAAAGGATGCTGCAATATATCCAACGGCATTATAACGGCTACAGAGCAAGGTCTTGCGTTCCTGGGTGAAAATTTTGAACCCCTCCCAACCGGAAGAAACCTAAGAGATTATTGGTTGAACAGATTGTCCGGAGGCGAGAAGATCATTTTTGAATTACTTATTAATGAATATCCCCATGCTATTTCAAGAGATGATATAACAGAAAGAATGAAATATAAGCGCTCATCGAGAGATGCTTACATACAACGTTTAGCGCAGCGTAAATTAATCGAAGTCGGCAGCGGTAACGTTATTGCTTCAAACAAATTATTCTAATAGAGATGATTAAAGTCATTTGATAAACATAACATATAAAAGTATATAAATAATATGACTAAGCAAGACGAACTAAAGTTAAATGATTACAAGTACATCATAAGCAAGCTTAAGCCCGGGAAATTATTCGCAAAGACTTATGATAAGCTCTATCAAGAGTATAAAGCTGAAGGTGGTTGGCTTTCAAAACCCTCGTTCACGCGAAAAGTTAGAGATAATTGTGAAAATGCCCAGCGGGACCATATTAAATTATGTAGGGATTCTGATTGTGGACTTTATCTTGCCGAAACGGACGAGGAATGGGAAAAATATAGAAAATCTGAACAAAGTCGCGCTGGTAATATTATTAAAAATATTGCCCTTTGTGAAAAGAAAACGGTCGCCCAAGTTGTTAGCGAATGGTTTCTAAATGTTGAGAAAAAGAAAATAATCCCACTTGATCAATTAACTCTTTTATAAATAATGGAGGTGTTATGGAGAAATGCGATGGAAAATATAATATGGCAACGCCATCTGATTGCTTCATATGCAGTAAAGTAAAATGTAAACATAGGAAAGAGGAATCTGGATGTATTCCAATAATAGCTATACCAGCAATAATTTTAATTATTATAATAATAATTTTCTGTTAATCTAATACGGATTCTAAAAACATGGCAAAAGATCCTGCAGTATTAAGAAAAAAGTTTTTAGAATATATTGAAAGAAAATGGTATTGTTTCAATACTTACGATAAGACCTATAAAGACTTAATAGAAACAAGTGGAGTATATATCTTTGTTAAATTTAATCGTTTTACAAAAGAAAGAGAAATTGTTTATGTGGGGAGTTCAATCAACTTAAAACAGAGACGTAAAATCCATAAAGTTCCCTCTAAAATAGAAAGATTAGATCCCGATTCTTTTGCAATATTATTTTTTATTGAGATGAAACGGGGATTTTATGATTACGAAATTAAACTCATAAATAGATTAAAGCCAATATTCAATTCGCAGCATAAGAAAGAGATAAATAATGCCCGATAAAAAATGCGACTTACCTGCAATGCCGTTTTACATAGGTGACTGGAAAAAAGATCCGGCAGTACAAATATTGAATCGTGAAGACAAAATGATTTGGTTGGAATTGATTTTTTTGATGTGGGAAAGCAAGGAAAGAGGATATTTGACTGTTAACAATAAACCAATGACCACTGAAATGATAGCAATTGCTCTTAATTTGGATAACCAAACTACAACCAAGAGGTTAACCTCGTTTGCAGACATTGGATTGTTTAGTAGGCGAGAATCTGATGGAGCCATTTATTGCCGTAAAATTGTAAATATAGTTGAGTTATCAAATAAACGTAAAAACGCAGGAAAACAAGGGGGTAACCCTAATTTGGTTAACCAAGACTTAACCAAAAATGGAGTAAGAGGTTATCCAAATGCTGAAACTGAAAATGAAAATATAAATGAAATTAATAATGATTTTAAAAAAGATAGTGAGACCATAAAAGATTCTCAACCCACAGTAGAGACTTTAGCTGAAGATGACGAAGAGATTGAAGGAGTTAAATACTTTTTTGGCATTTTTAACATAAATCTTGATGGCAGTAGCGAGGACTTACGAAAAACATGGCGACGCTGGGTTAATAGAAACCATATCCGCGGAAAACCAATTGATAAAATAACCGCCACTTCGCAAATAAAATATTTACGAACAGTTGAAGGCGGAACTGCAAAAATAATTGAAAAAATTAATCTTTCGATCACAAATGGCTGGAATGGATTAAATTATGAATCAGAGAATAATGGAAAATCAGAGCAAAAATCTTCAGGTGCGACAAACGACTTCCTTACAAACCTTTGCACGGCCCGAGCCGTTAGGGAATATCAAAACAAACCAGATTAGTATTTATAAGCCAGGTAAAGTTAGTTTAGAGATTTTCGCATTAGGATGTAAATTAATTAAAGGTTCAAAACCAAAATTAACCGACGATTGGTATAAAACATTGGAAATAATGATTGACCGCTTAGGTTTTAATGATGAAAAATTTCAGGATGCCATTGAGGTTATGATTGCAACATGTAGATTTCCGGAACCATCGCATGCTGATATTTTGAGTTATGATAAATTTATAGATTTTTATACATGGGAAGAGTTACTGGAAAATGTTAACCATGCTGCTGCTGAATCAAGGAAATTATACCTTGAGAGTTTTGTGAAAGTGGTTCATTACGGCCTTGAAAGATTTGTAAAAAAAGAAGATGCTATTAAATACAAACTCGAATTATGGATTAAGCCTGAAAGGGTTCTGATAAAAGAAAAATCTATTGACGAGGAAACTGATACTGATACCGAGAATGTCAATATGTCTTTGGGGGATTTAGTAAAAACATTTAAAACTCCGAAAGTGAAAAATATTATAAAAAGATTTTCTAAAGAAGAACGAAGGAATCGGGATAGACTCTTCGAACAGATTCTCGAAAATGAAACTTCTTCAAAGAATAAAGTTGTAGCAGAATAAAAATTAACTTAAATTAACACATATAAGCTTATGGGAGATAATATGTTCACTCGCTCCAAAGAAAAAGATGTTCCGATCGTGAATAAGCTGCCTTCAGCAAATCCATTTGATCCAAAGATTATCAAAAAATGCATTTATGATACCCTTCTTGAGGGATGGCCGCAGAAAAGAGTAAGAACAGGGATGTTCGTTATCGAAAGCTTTTGGAAAAACGGATCTCTTAACAGATTTGATATCGACGGCCAAAACGTTACAGATCTAATCGATAAAATGAATACGGAAACCGCACTTGAAAAACTGCTTATTAATTCAAAACGATTCCGTAGAAATTATTCCGGGAAAATAAAATTAACCATAAAAATTAAAGACGGAGATGTCACATCTCTTTACAATGAAGATGGGAATTTTATACCCTTTAGTCCCGACGAGATCGATAAATATGTCGAGAATATTATTCCCGAAGGATGGCCGCAAAAACGACTTGATAACGGCCTATTTGTGATTGAATGTTTTATGAAACATGGAGAAATAAAAAAGATTGACATCGATCAGCAAGATTTAATCGAGGTCAATATTTCAAAGCTTGAAAAAGATTTTGAAGATTTGCTGACCGCATCAAAACGATTTCGCCGGAATTATACCGGAAGAATGAAGCTTACTGTTAAAAAGAAAAACAATAAAATTATTTCAATTTATAAAGAAGAAGGCAATTTCATAATAACTGAATTAACAAATAATAACGGGAGATATTAAAAAAATGGAAAACACAATTATAACATTAGTAATTGTCTTATTGCTATTAGCAATTTTTGTTAGTCTTTTGACCATATCCAAAAAAGTTGAAGCTTGGTGGAAACTTAAAATTGTTGCCGACTCGGGAGCCACAGAAGCCGAAGAAAAATTCAGGACCACTTTATTAGAAAAATTTGACCTTTCCTTGAAATCAATAACCGAGAGGATAGACCACATTCATCAATTTATTGGTAGTGTCCCTTATCACAACACAACGTTTTATTTTAATTACAAGGGTGAGCCGCTAAATCTTAATATTGAAAAATGGCGTTTGGAAATTGAGCAGGATCCGAAACAGTACATTAAAGATAATGCCGTCGGGAAGCTAATCGTCTATATCCGGAGGAGCGAAATTATATTTGACAAATTTACACTTGATTTCAAGAATTTTGATAAAAATCATAAAAGTTTTCCGGTTGTTGAATTTGGGATAAAATTAATGAAAGAAAGCCAGCTCAACTATGCACAACTTAGCTTTGAAATGCTAAAAGAGCTGGTTGAGGGTGTTTATTCCCGCGGAGTCATTTATCATCAGCAGCTTGCGAATATGTTAATTTACTCATTTATTCAGCACGTTACGCCTTATTACGAAATTGATCAGGCTAACATTAAGCATGAAGAAGAAGTTAAAAACCAGGTAACGGAAAGAACGGCCACCGGCGAAATCGAATATAAATGCAAAATTGGTGAGGATATAAGTGAATATGCGGTTTGTTCGAAAGACAGAGCCGAATATGATGCTAAATGCAACGTTGGAATTTATGATTATTTGGGTCAGGGTGATATTTATGAATGTCCGGAAAGCTTAGATCAATATACAAAACTTCATTTTTGGGCTCATAAGAAACAAATCCAGGCGGGAATCGATAAAACTGTTAACGACGGCATCATAGAAGAGTCGGCAGCTAGGGACTTGCAAACGGTTGTAGACACACTTCTTTCCCCAGCAGTTGAAGAGGTAGCAAATCAAGCAAAAGTATTTGAGATTTCAAATGGGGTCAATCACCAAGAAGCATAATTAAAATTTGGAAGTGGTTTTTATGGCTATAAGTAAACTTGAATATTTATTAACAATCCTATACCTGAGCGGTGAGGAGATAAAAGCCACTTCCAATAAAATACAAGGTTGTAAAAAAAAAGAAGGGCTAAGGAAATGAAGTTTGAAAAAACTGCAGAGATATTCCCCGAATCATGGGAGCAATTCAAATATTTTATTCGCGCACTTAGTTTATTTGAGATTATTGAACATACGATCTATGGGCCATTTGCAAAAGATACTGCCGGCGATTATGAAATTTGCGGATTGTTAGAAGATTTTTTTGATAATAAAGGAATCTATTTATCCACACTCCCAACTTGTGAAGGCGATCTTAATAAGGGAGTAAAGTGGTTTAGTGAGATCCGCAGCAAGAAAATTTATGCGTTTATGCCCTATATCCAAACATTGCACCAGGTTTCACGTCAAGATGCATTTGAGGTGGGGATATTCAAATGTTTCGAAATCCTAGAAAAATATTTGAAGGAAAATCCAAATGGATGAAATCTTTATGATTCCGGAAGAAAGAGCCGTTGGCCCCGAACGATTAGCGGAACAATACCCTGAAGGCGCGGCAAGAACAACGACAATTGTGTTTTTGAGGGCAATATTAACCGACTTAAAATCAAAAGAGTTGAGAATTTCGCCCCGGTTAGCCGCAAGTATTTTTGATAAATCATTTCAACTTTATTCAATAATTAATTATGAGAGAAATAGGAATCCGATTCCATATTTCTTAACCAATATTTAGAACCAATAGGAGAAGAATTATGAACAATCAAAATCTTAATTTTGGCACCAAAAGCATTCAACACGTCTACGGATGGAAGCCGGATCTTCCGGACCATAGAGATTATTTGTATGAAGTTAAAGAAGGAATTACTCTACCAAAGATAGTTGATCTTCGAAGCGGATGTTCTCCGGTTGAAGACCAGGGACAACTTGGCAGCTGCACGGCTAATGCACTTGTCGGCGCATTGGAATTCTTGGAAGTTCTCGAAAAATTACCATTTGCTGATCTTAGCCGATTATTTGTTTATTATGATGAGCGAGCAATTGAAGGAACAATCTCCCAGGACTCCGGAGCGCAGATAAGAGACGGAGTTAAAGTGCTCGCATCTCAGGGAGTGTGCCCCGAAGCAGAATGGCCTTATAACGTAGCAAAATTTAAGAATAAACCAACCGCACAATGTTATGCCGATGCACTAAAGCACAAAATTGCGCAATATCAGCGATTAAACACGCTTGTTGATATGCAGAACTGCTTAGCGTCTGGATTCCCGTTTGTATTCGGGTTTACAGTTTATTCAAGTTTTGAATCTTCTCAAGTTGCACAAACAGGAATTGTCAACCTGCCGGCAAAGCACGAGCAGGTGCTTGGCGGTCACGCTGTAATGGCCGTCGGGTATAATGAAACTCAACAGCGATTTATTGTCCGAAATTCATGGGGGATTGCTTGGGGACAGAAGGGATATTTCACCATTCCTTTTGCATATTTGGAGAACAGCAATCTTTCGTCAGATTTTTGGATGATAACAAGATAAAATGAATGAATTACAAAGAGAAAAAGTCCGGAAGCAGCGGGAAATTAAAGAGATCCAGCAAAAGATTGAAACTTACTGCAAAAGGATTTTTTCTCTTTTATCTCCGAAATCGGATGTATATGCATGGTTTACACAACTTGCAACAATTTTAAATCAAACAGCCCCTTGTGATAAATGTAAAGGGAAGGGGATGCACCATAAACATATTAATTGCTATCACGATTCTATGGATGGTTACGTGCTTGGGTGTCATGAGGAAGTAATTTGTAGAAAATGTAAGGGTAGTTCAAGATTGCCAAAATGCAGCACAATGTCACAGTTGCGGGCAGGCGTTTATGGAGGGTGATTGCATAACCTTTCCCCGGGAATGCCCCGCCTGTAAAACAAAAAGGAATGAAGCATTAACAAATATTCCCCCAGAATTCAAATGCTCAAGTTATGAGAACGGTAATCGATTATAAGCAAAACGGTTAATTCATGAAAGAATCTAAAGCAAAAGAAGTTAACATAACCTCAGCCGATATTAAAAAATCTTTAGAATCCCGACATCAAAAGGATTTTTATTTAACTGAGGTTAAAACCGGATCTACTTGGTTTGATAAGTTTTATAAAATAGATGCAATGGCTATGGCCAAAAGCTGGCGGAATCCCAAAGTTACGATGTATGAAATTAAAGTAAATCGTAATGATTTTCTTCGAGATCAGAAATACCAAAATTATTTTGCTTTTTGTCACGAATTTTATTTCGCCTGTATTCCAGATCTTATTCAACGTGATGAGATAGATGCCCATGCTGGATTAATATATAGCACCGGCAAATCTAATAGAATAATTAAAAAAGCATTATACCGAGAGCAGCAAATACCTTCAGAAATATTCCAATATATAATTATGAACAGAATCAATGAAAATCCTTATCCCTTTTTTAATGATAAAATTGAATATTTTGAAGCATGGCTGCAGCGTAAAACATCCACAAAAGAACTTTCTTGTAGAATAAAATCCGAAATAATAAACAGAATTGCCAGCTTAGAAGACATAAAAGAAGAGTGCGAAAAGATCAAAAATGATCAAAAGAATTTAAAAGAGATTCTAAAATCATACGGCACCTATGTTTTTGATAATCGCTTAACTGATGCATTAGAGAGATTATTAAAGGAACAAAAAATAGTCAAATTTAACCCCCAAAATGTTTTACGTCAGATTGATCGATCAATAGAGACCTTATCAGAAATTAAAGAAGGGCTTATAGAAAATGAATAAAAACAAGCTTTTCCCATATATGGGATTTTCAAGAGAAGCGGGATGGTCCGAATGTGCAATATTGATATTTGCCCATAATTCAAAGGAAGCCAAAAAGATTGGCTGGTCGGACGGCGGGTCATCTCTCATCACAGACGAGTATATTGACTTTGCCGTTAATCGAATGCGGGAAGATTATATTTATAAGGATGCCAGCAAAGATCTTCTTGAAAGAGGAATTGCGCACGTCGTCGATAGCCCAACATGCTGTAAAAAATGTGAACTTTGGGGCATCCCCATGAATGAAGAGGGGATATGTGAAGATTGCCTTGATTTAATAAATTCGGAGAAGGAAGATGTTAAGGATTAAATTAAAATTAAAATATTATTTTACTAAAATCATGCATTTCGTTGGTATTTGTCCAAGATGCTTCACTTTAGTGAATTTCACGCATTCAGGAAAGGCTATTTGTCCGAATGGATGTAAATATTAACTAAATGGCAAAGCCCTGATAAAATGGACAAGGATTCAATATTTGTTGGAGATAGCTTTATTAATGCCCTTAAGAATCTGAAAATTAAAGTGGGAGATAAAATGTCTGAAGAAAAAATGCACGATAGAGAACCAACATCCAAACCGATAGGATTTATGTCAACCTTTAGGGTAGGAGATCCCTCAAAAAGAACAAAAATAACAAAAGCCTCATTACTATATTCTTTTATGATAATTATTGTGATATTAATAACTCCTCTATTCCTGAACATATCTTGGAAAACCTGTTGTGTAGGTATCTTTGGATTAGTCCTTTTTTTATTAACATTAAAAATATTCAGAAATAATGTATAGAACTATTATTATAAAAAGGATTAAAAATGGCAGATGACGATAAACTTCTTTTAGTCCCAGCAACTATTTCCAGAATTACTACTTTTGCTGATCGGACGCTCAGGCTTAATGTTGATACCGATCGAGAGCTTTTGCCGAATGAAAATGCTATGCTCTTTGAACTAAATAACAAATCTGGATTTTTCCTCTTCAAATTAATTGAAATTGTTAATGAAGATTTGCTCAACGTTCCCGAATCTAAACCAATTTCTGAATCAAAGGGAAAGTCGCCGCAACAGATTCTTAGAAATAGACTATTTGTCTATTATAAATCAGCTTATGGCAAGAAGGAGGGATTTGAGGAGTGGTACATAAAAACTGTTGATATAATAGGAATGCAATATTTAGCTAAAATCAAACAATAAAGAAGGAGAAAACATGAAAAAATATTTATTTATAATCAGTTTTTTGTTCCTTTTAAGATGTGGCACTCTCCAAAATGATAGAGACATTGTCGAGCCAGGTCAAGTATGGTATAGTTTCTCAAATAAACCTCCAATAAGTATTCGACAAGTCGGCGATACTTGGATCTCTTATCAGGATAATAAAGGGATTTGGAAATTAATTACAATTGATGAATTAAGAAAAGAATATCATTATGTCGGTGATGAATGATATTTGAATCACAATTGTCGTGTTTTGAAAAAAACTTGATAGAATAGGCCAATATTATTTGTCAAAACTTAAATAAAAACGATTAGTGAACGTTCAACTTGAATAGTGGTTGTTCATCATGAACAGTGAACAATGAACATATAGGTTAAAAAATCGCATTTTATAGAATAAAATTAATTTTGGAGTATTGAACATTTATGGGCAGTGAAGTAATACCTAATCATATCCGCGAAACCATTGAAGCGATTTTACGCCAGCCAACGCATATATCTTATGGAGACATTGCAAAAAAATATCAAGTTGCAAAGGGGACAGTTGCCAATATTAAAAAAAGAATGGACAAAAGGGATGGCGTTCCAAATGAAAAGCCACGAATAACCCCAGAGGAGAAAAAAAGACGGGAAAAAGTCAGCAAGGCAGTTGCAACCGTCCATGCTATTAAAAAAGGGGAGTATATAGCCGAAGGGTTTGTAAATGCTTTTGATGTCGTTTCCTATATCGGGAAGAACATGATTGAGATAATAGACCGGAATAAAACCGAAGTTGAGAAAATAGCCGAAAATCAGAAAGAGATTATAGATTACTTTAAAGGTACTTTTGATGAAACCGAGGAAGGGAAACCAAGCAAATCAGAGTTTAATCTAATTACTAAGTTATACGAATCAATACAGATGATAAAAGACTTTTTCAACCGGGACGCCATTCAGGTTAAGGCTAATTCTGAGTTGAGGAAAACTCTCGAAACCTTTCTCCGGATGAAAGGCGAGATAATGGACATAAAAACTATAAAGGAGATGTTGGATGCGTTTTTCAATGCATGTAACCAATTAGATAATGATACCTACATTAAATACAGAGACGAAGTCATCGCAGATGCCCCTGTCACTGCTGGACTATTCGCCAAATTTGAAACCAAGTGCGAAGAACAAAAGCGCCAGCTTCTTGGGAACGACGGCGATATTCACCAGTAAGAACACTGATTTCAGGCGTGAAGTTGGAGACATTACTGATGTTATATCCTTCCAAAAGGAGTTTTTGCACCGTACAGTAGAAGGCGAGCAAAAAGCGGCCTATCTTGCTGCATGGGGAGATAAGCCGGGAGTTTGGGATACAACCAACCATGAAATCCTGCTTGAAATCGGAATGAAGGGCGGGAAGAACTTTTGGGCTGAGGGTGATGCAGCTTTTGCCATTTACTATATAAACTGCCTAAGAGATCCACATGAATATTTTACAAAGATTACAAAAATACCGGTATCCTATACAAAAGAAAAAACGTTTGATATAATAAACGTTTCAGCGGTTGACGAGGACCAGGCGCGCAGGGCTTTTTTTGATAGTGTAAAGAAGGTATTAAAACTAACGAAAGATCCCAAAACGGGTGATAATTGGTTTGAACATTATGCGGGGCTGGACCTTCGGGAAGAACATGGGGATTTTAAGAAAAGGGAGGTTCTATTCCCAGTGAGAGAGCCGGGGGCAGGCGGGATCCGACTATTTAGCTTTAACAGTGCTGCATCTGCTCCGGAAGGAATTCACATGCTAAGGTTTTACGCCGATGAGCTTTCACGCGCTAATACAAAAGCTAAATATCAAATGGCAAGCTTGCTGTACGAGCTTGGACTTGCAAATACCCGGGCATCATTTCCGAACAGAGTTGCCAAAGTGTTGGGATGGGCATATCCAAACGACACGGAATGGGATCTAACCCACGAACGTTATGAAAAGAGCTTAGAGCTTGACGGTATTTATGCCCGCAGGTTAGCTACATGGGATTTTAATCCGGGAAGAACACGGGAAATGTTTGATGATGCCTACAAAGCTGATCCGATAGGAGCCGCCAGAATATTCGAATGTAAGAAACCTATTTCTAAGGATAACTTCTACCAACCTTATGCAATAAAAATAAGTGAGGCAATTTCAACCAGCATACAGAATAAAATCAGCTACAAACCAACCAACACAACCCGGGAAACAGGCGACGGGAAAATTCATACGTTTACTTCAATTGAAATACTTTCATTAACCGGAGATAAGCGCGTTCGATGTTTTGCAATGGACCCGAGCAAATCTAAAGATAGGTTTGTGATTGTTGGCGGTTACAATGAGACCATTGACGCCCGCAAAATGGAACTGCTTATTGATGATAATCTTGAAGTAATCACAACAAACAAAAAGCCGATCATCGATGTAATAATAGTTATGGAGCCGCACAATAATTATTCCATTGACTATCTGAAAATAGGAGATGTCCTTTCAATGCTTATCCGTGACTTTCCAAACATACAAAGTATAAACAGCGATCACTTTCAGAATGAAAAACTACGCCAGGAAATAATCGCTAAGGGAATTGAGGCAAAAACCTATTTCTTTAGTAATGAAAAACAGGTACGTCTTTATACTAAGAAAAGATGGGCGGTTTGGAACAATAATCTTTTAGTTTGTGATGATACCAACGAAGGGCATAAACTTAGGGTTGGCGGACAGACAGTAAGTCCCTCCACTCTTTGGAAACTTGAAGGTGAGCGGTTAATTAAGGACGGCAATAAAATTGATCACATGGCCAACTTTTCGAAAGATGTTCAAGATGCAGCGGCAATAGTTGTTAACGATCTGATGGAGTTAGAGGCAATGGAAACCAGCATGAACACCGGCGGAGGCATTGAAGATCTTACAGACGAGAAACTACATGCGCTTGTTGAAAAGTTTATGGAATTAAAACATGAGTTGCTTTCAGCCGAGACACCAAAAAATCTTATACTTTCACGAATTGCCGAAAGCTTAAGGATAAAAGAAAAAGATGCTGAACGTTTAGAAAAATTTGTATTTAATACTTACGGATATTAAATTACATAACATATAAAAGCTGTTATATGACAATTCACAAAAACGAAGAGGTTATAATGGATGAAAATTGTGCCAATTCTGGAATTACCATTCCACCTTCCATTGTCAAAGAAATCCAACAACAAAAAATATTTATCAAACAACTATTCACGGTTGTTTTTATGATATGCCTCTTTGTCGGTATCGGCATAGTTGGATCAGAGTTCACAAACAATAAAATCGAAAGCGCGAGCTGGATAAAAATCGTTTCCGGTTCGGGCGTGTTTTGGTTTTCGGTTTATTCATTAAAGATTATTCTCAAAATAAAATAAAGGAGTTTGGGTTATGGAAAGAACAAAAATTATTATTCAGTCACAGGAAGAATTTGACAAGCTAAACATTGTCGAAGAAAATCAGGAAGTTATTTGCGAAGTAGATTTAAAGCTAAATAAGATTCTGGAAATTAAAGGCAGAATTGTTTTTCAGAAGAAGATTGAATGTAACAGATATAATGATCAATATGTTGTGAGTAGGGAAAACAGCAGCCCGTCAATCGAGAGTAGGGGAAACAGCAGCCCGTCAATCGAGAGTTGGGGAAACAGCAGCCCGTCAATCGTGAGTTGGGAAAACAGCAGCCCGTCAATCGAGAGTTGGGGAAACAGCAG